CACAGTACCTTCGAATATCGGTTCCACCATAGATAGAACTTGAGTTAATCCTGGGTCTCGGACATCGGGTATTTCTATGGGAAGAGAGTTCATAGTTCGTAGATAATATTGGGCTTGGAGAATACGACCGAGATTGCCGTTCTCAAATCCAGCTTTTACTCTATTGTTGATGGCGAAAAGTACGGCCAAGATTCCATTGACGCCGTTCTCTTTTCCCTCCATCCAGGCTAGGTGACAGGCTAATCCGTTTAATAATTCAGAGCCTACCATCAGCACCCCTTAATAGCAAAAAATAAAACTACGGTTAAAACAAAAACAAATCCGAATATAACCGTAAATATGGCTTTCATCGGATTAGGCAATCCGTTTAGCGGTTCACTCATGCTTCACCCACCTGTATCACTCCGTCAGTCTTAGGAATTCCATTAATGGAATTTTTCTTCTTTGCTTCGACTTGTCTATTTATCTCGTCCTGTTGGATCAATTCTTTTGGGGAATAGGGGTCAGGAAGGTCTCTAAGGAACCGCCAGTTACAGTCCCGCGAACAGAAATTATACACCTTTTGTGGTTGAGAAAGGTCGGACCGCTCTTCATAATTCGGCTGCCAGTTACAAGCCTTATAGTATTCATCCGGCATCTGTTCCGGGTCTTGACTAACTGCCGCAGGACTCCAAGCTATCCTACATGCCTGTCCGTTCTGGCCCTTGGTACATTTTATGTAATCACATATTACGCCGTTAATAATCAATCAGTTATCTCCTCTACACAATCAACTCTAAAATAAGGCTCTCGATTCCTTAGGATCGATACTGCGATTTTTTGCGCCCATTCTTCTGTAGTGGCGGCTACTTCGACCATCTCTTGATCTGGATAAGATAAAAATACCCTGTATTTTTTAATCACGCCATCATTTCCTTCAATTCTTTAAGGGCTTTCTCTTTTTCCCTATGCACCCAGTATCTATCTTTACCATACAGTTCCCCAATCTCAGTTTCTGTGTGCCGAGTTGTACCACCTAATCCGAAAAACGATTCCAAGATAAATTGATGTAGTGAAGAGAGACTGTTTAAACATTCAATCGCTTTGGTAGCGTCTATTAGAATATCGACTGATGGCTGACGAATTTGCTGGCGGTCTATTTTTTTCACAACTCCCGGATCAGATATATCTTCTGTGTTAGGTGGACGGATTCGGAGAGAATCGATAATAGTATTCCGGATAATAATATAAGCTAGCCGAGGGCTATTGATCTTTTCTCTATTCACAAAAAGAGCGAGGTTCGCCTCCTGCCTCAAGTCTTCCTTATCCTGCCAAGGAATCCTACGGGCGTATTTATAGATGACTTTTTCTATTAGTTCGTCGTATTTACTATTTTCGCCCATTCGGCTTCCAGTCTTTGTGTCTCTTCCGTTTGTTGAACGATTCCGACTTTTGATACTTGGCACCCGGTGCAATACATACTGGGATCGCCGTCAGTTGTTCCATTATAAAGTCCATGAGGGCATCTAGGTATCGACATTATTGTTTCCCACCCCAGCGGCGGTTACCATGAAAACTGTCTTTGTGCCCGGTGTGACAACTATTACAGATAAACCAACTATTCTCCACCGATACCTCTCCTTCGTGCCCTCTCGGAACCATCTCGTGCATTTCCCCACTGCGCTCCGTAGTTATTTCGCCGCAGCGTTCACACTCTCCCTGAGATCGTTCAAAGACTATCTTACGCACGACCGCTACGGCATCTTTTTTTGGCCACTCTCCCACCCGACCTTCAGCGTAGGCAGGGGATAGAACTGCGAAGGTTCGTCCCCTGAATATCCTGATGGGATAGCCGTTAACCAATTCTACGTAGACTCGGTTACGGCTCAATCGTGCCACGCATCCGGACAGTATCCACAATACCAATATTTATCATCTACAGTACACTCCAACTCTTTACCTCGTTTAAACCCTCTAGGGAGTTTTGCATCAGCATCCCACGCGGACACATAGAATTTATAACCTTTATACTGACTTAGACAAGTTGGGCATTGCTTCTTCGTTTCCATTTTTTATCCATTCTATCTCCGCAGCGCCATCAGGGTTTTGATTAGACTTCCACTCGTACTCTGAGATAAATTCGCGGACTAGTTTTAGCAGGACTTCTTTCATTATAACATGAGCGGGTAGGGCCTTCGGAATTGGTGGGTCGGTTTTAATAGCTAGATCGAACCCATGAAGTAACTCTTCTTTCTCTCCTGGGGTTAGATAACAGCCCTTCAAATCAAACCATTCGCCTTTTTCGTTATGGTCGATAACGTGGAACGATTTATGGACGGCTTCTCTGAAACTAGCGGCTGTCACTTTCGGGTCACGGGCTTGTTCTAATATCTCTTCTGACGGCGCTTGATCTGTAGCAGCGACCGCCTTACGTAATTCTCCTGCCTTATTAATCCCCATCTTTAACATAGTCTCGTCATCTACATATTCGGACAGAGTTTTGACGGTGGACTTATAGGCATAGAGTTGACTCTTTCCCTTCCCATAAATCTCTTCTAGAAAAGAGTAATACTCTCTCCAATTATTATAACCGAGAATAGTCCAGTAAAGTTTCTTCTCCATTTCATAGATATCTCTACCAAGGGAGACATAGCCTTTGTCTAACGCAGCTTCTGATACTTTGACTTTCTTGATGGTATCTAATATGCGTTGGTGGGTTTCGTGCGCCAAATTTTTCTCTTGAGGAGTAGGCGGCTCAATTATTTTAGGCTCATACTGTTTAAGTTGATTCAATCTTTTGTCCCGTCACAAAAATATCTTGTCCCGTTAATTCTTTAATCAGTTCGTTAAAGGCTTTCCAATCAACATGATAGCCTTGGGTTGCTAGTTGCGAATGTACTTCCAAATTTTCTAGAAGTTTTACCAATTGTGGTAGTGCCGAACACAGTGTTGCTTCTCTTGCGTATGTCAATTATTCTTTGTACTCCAATCCATTAACGTTATATTCGATTGCGTAGTGATAGAAATTCCTAACTTTGGGTATACTAGATATATACTGTTCGGCCAATTCCTTCGTCGCGTAAACCCCTAAGATTTCTACCTCGTGATCTACAGAATCTATTTTTGTAATAATCCAAACTGTCATATCTTCATACCCGCCATAAGTAATCTTTTTTCTCCGGCTTCTATAAGGAACGGACTTCCTGATCCGTTCACCTTGAATATAATGGTATCACAACCGCGAAGAGTTGTCAAGTGTTTTTTTAAGAAATTTTCATTCACCCCTATTTTAAAACAGACTGGCTCATCGAAAGCGTCTGGAACAATTGGGGTATATTCGATCTCATGTTTTGCCGACCCCTCCGAGTTTTTACAGGAAAGACCGAGAACATCGCCCTTGAAGTCAAATATGACAAGAGGCTTTTCCTGATCGACGGTGGGGGATAGAAGGGACAGTGCTTCCTGCAATTCATCAGTTTTGATCTCCACTATTAGTTTATAGGATTTAGGAATTACTTTTTGGATATCCGGAAAAGGCTTTGTCAGTTTCTTTGTCCAGACCGTTAACTCGTTTGTTTTAAAGAAGATACAGGAATTGGATTCTGAAATCTCTATATCTGATTCTAAATCTTTAATGGCTCGGACGATCTTGGAAGGGATGAGAAATTTGATCCCGGCTTCGATTAACATTTCTGCCGTCATGAAGGCTATTCTTAGATTGTCCGTGGCTGTAGCTTTTAGAGTATGGATTCCGATTTCCAGATGAACCGACCCCGTATGGTCGAACCGAACGCCGTCAGTCGTGACTGAAGAGGCATAGGCCAATAGGTCGTTTAAAATCTTACCAGACAGCTTAATTCCATTAATGGAATTTTGGGGAACCTCTGGGGGTTTGTCTTTCAGAATCGGGATGTCGGCTTTGAACTTTCCGCTACGGATGGTAAGCGGCTTGCCTTCCTCCCAACTTATGGCGGCGTCTTTTGTCAGTTTAGAACATATGGAATTGAACAGACGGCTGTTCACCATAAGTCTATTCTCTGCCTTAAACAAATCTGACGAGATTACTATCCCCATATCCCCGTCAGAAACAGAGAGACCCTCGCCCCCGATACAGGTGTCGGTACTGGCTACGGTCGAAAGTCTCTTCACCAACTGTTTTAGATGGCTGGCAGAGATAGAAAGATTCAATTTTTTATGCTTTCAAAAACTCTACCTAAACATACTATTACGGCTACACATACCATACAAAAGAAGTCAAGTCCGCTTAGTTGTTTCTTTAAAAGATCGTAGGTTGTTCCGGCTATTGTGCACATGAAAAAAATAGTAGTCATTGCCCACCACAATCCCATCTTTACGCTTTTCATATTTTCCATTTCTGCCAGTGACGGCGGTAAGCCTCTGATATTACGCGACTTATAAAATTCCTATCCAGTTCGGCAGGGAGGGGGGATTTTGCTTCAGCTTCTTTACATATCTCAAACATCTTAGTGGCTTCTCTGATCACCCAATCCTCTGTATATTTTCCCGTTCTAATATTAATCAATATTTCTTTCTCTGGAGAGGGTAGAGTTATAATTCCTGATCTCATCAGTTCTTCACATTCAACCAAGAGTCGGATTACGTGCATCGCAAACTTAGTATCGTACCCATATTTTTCTATCAAGTCGGGACGATTAACGTTTCGGCTTCTCTCCCCCGTCATCCGCATTAATTGAGCAGAAGCAAAGCCTAAAAATTGTTTAGAGTGTTTCTTACAGAGAAACGCACTTCGATATTTTCGGACAGCGTGAAACCAAGTGTCGGATTCCGACGGTCCTTTTACAACATTGTCGGCAAACAGACTGTGTAGGATTGATGGATTGCCTTTACAAGCTAAGTTGGCCCATTTCTGTAATCCGTATAAAGTTATATCTACGTCATCTTTTCCGTTCTTTTGATCGTTCCCTGAAGTAGACCAGACGAAGTGTTCATAAGAATCTATCCCGATTATTTTCTCTGGTGGCTCTACATATACCCCATAGATATCTAGGTCGTCGTAGCCTTCAACCTTGGCCCCGTGGAGAGCAGACCCACCGACAAACAGGTGGATAATTTCTGACCAGTACGGAAATTTAGCTGCTTTAACGTGATCTAAAAGATCAGGCATTTTACTCCTTATTGGTTTAAGAAAAATTTAACCGCTTCTTTATCTGGCTCTCTACCAAAAGTAGAGATGAATAGTTTTTCGGTCATACCTGGGTGGGTTAAATATTCTTCTGGAAAGAAAGGAATATCTCCTCCAGATAGCCATTTAAAATAATCCTGTCTCCACATTTCTAGATCGAGACCCTTTACTGCCTTCGCTTGTATCAGGTCAGCTAAAGTTTCTGGGTCTTCTAGAGAGGCAGGGAAGCTAACTCCCTTCGTATCGTTATCCCAAAAACACTGAAAAGCCATCAGTCCGTTTGATTCTTTAGCGAACTCGGAGGGCCGAAAGAATATGCTATTTGTTGGTTTCCATAATAGCAGTGTCAATAGATCAGCATATCCGTCCCAACTTAAAGCAGTTGTCTCGGATATCTTTTTATTGAGAGCATCGTAGCCTACCTGAATGCACCATCTTACGTGGCTATAGTCGCATGGTATGGCGATCATCTTTCTATCTTCAGAATCAAACTCCATTTTACATTTACATTTACAAATAGTGGATAGCCAAGTTATAAATCTCACCTGAACAACCTCTCCGGTTCTTTTTCTCTAGTAGTTGGGAAGAACGTACATACGTCCCCGTCAAACATCAATTCTGTATATGCATTACCAATTCCTAAATTTCTCCCCTTCTGTAAATAGACTTTGGTAAGCCGTTCATACGGTTCCCGTGGCGGTTTATCAGGATTGTCTATAGGGGCAACATCCCTGTGAATCGCATAGGCAGCATCGCTTGCGCTAATCAGCATCTCAGAACCCTTAGCGTCGGTTATGTGAATCGGCTTGCCTTTCATGGTGGAAAGAGCTTTGCGAGGTTGCCCCAGGTTAAACCATTTGGTGCCGAATTTTTGGCTTAGGGATTTGATTCTATTCATCGCATTTTCCTGAGCCTTAATAGGGTCTTTTTCATTCACTGTTACGAAATGAATAGTATCGAGAATAACGGTCGTTGCGCTGCTTCGCCGTATCGCTGCTTCGATTACATCTAACACCCCCATGATATCAGGAGTGTCGTTATTTCGTCCTATGTAATACCGGGTATCAGACAGGAGCAGACCGGCTCGATCATAATCTTCTGGTTTCAGTTCGTGTCTGTTTTTATTTAGAAGGTAGGAAACGACGATTTGGTTGTACTCTTCGTCAGATAATTCTGCGCTGTAGTTTAGAACTATCTCTCCACGTTTAACGGCCGCGTCTATGCTAGCATTCATCATCAGAGTGGACTTCCCCATCCCAGTTTGCGTGGCTGATAAATAAACCACTGACCCCGGCATGATAGTCGCCATCGCATCCATTTGTGGCCAGGGCCAGCGCCACCTGTACGGACTGTTTTCCGTGTCAATCCGCTGCCCGCGTTTAAGGTTATCTTTTAAATTAGAGAAGCCGGGTACTAAAATTTCTTTCGCCTTCACGGTTAGGCTCTCCACCAAATCTCTAAAGGCTGAGATGTCTGACTTACTGGCTTCAAGGAATAGTTGATTAGCGTCTTTTATCCCTTCTGGCCACGTCAATTTATAAACTCTTTCCTGAATCTCCCGAAGGGCTTTGTCCATATAATCAGACCCAGTTTGGTCGTTATCCCCGGCTAAGATTATACAATCGGCTTCTAAGAGTTTCTCCTTGTTGGCTGCCGTCAGAGGAGTTGAAGAGGATTGAACAGAGACGCACCTGAACCCCGCCTGTTCCATTGTTAAACAATCTATCTTACCCTCTGTTACGTATACGGCGTCCAAGGGTTCGATTGTGTCGGAGTTGAAGAGGGGAGTTGAGTCCCCTTTGGCCATACCGGATTGTCGGCAGAACTCTTTTTGGAGGATAGATCGGTACTCGATTGCGAGAACTCTTTCTCCTGAGACCGAAGGTAACGATATCCAGCCGCCGCCCGACACCATTGAATTGGCGGAAAGCCGTCCCACATCCTGCCTAAAACCGAGATGCATTTTCTTAGCAGTTTCATAATCTATCCCCCTAGATTTTAACCAGTCTCGCCCGGCTTGACTTTCTTCTAAAGCCTTTTCGTATGTAGAATATTCTTCGAGTGAGTAAGAGACGGCCTTAGAATCTTTTCCATTAATGGAATTGAAAATCTTATCAGCAATTTTAGTCTTAGAAAACTTCTCACCGATTCCGAGTTCTGTTTTTGCTTTTCCCACTGCGTCAGGGAACTCCAGATTATCGAACTTTGTTATAAAAGAGATCACATCACCGCCAAAATTGCAGGCTCCAAAACATTTCCAATACCACCCGCCATTATAACTAATTACTTTGAATGACCCGGTTTTCTCGTTGTGGAAGGGACAGATCGCCGTGTAGTTTTTATCGGTTCCCTTCTTTAAACTAATCCTAGATGAGTAGAGGGGGAGTGTTCCGGGGTGGTTTTTTATCTCAATTACGTCTTTAGAATCAAACAAGTTACCTTCTATTTTTCATCTTGGAGTTGATAAGTCAGCAACATCCCTTTTTCGCCGTTAGTTTTTTCTATCCAATATCCATATCCTATTCCTTTAAAGAAGGCTCTTGGTTGTCTACCGTTAGGTTTATAGACCGTCTCCAATTGAACATCTATCCAAACTTTTTCAGTGTGAAAACAGGTTTTAGATGTTCGAATAGACCATACCTTTGGGTCGCCTCTTTGCATTGCTATTCTGTTAAAATGTAAATAAAAGACTTTCGGTTTAGGAAACTTGAATTTTTTCAATTGGCTTCTCAAATTTTAAATATTCGTATATCTTAATATTATTACTATTTACCCCTCTGGCTAAATATTTATCAGGTTTTTGAAGGAATTCGTCGAATTCGACGGGCTGATATTGAGTGTATTCGATTGCGAACAAACGCTGCCAAGGATTCTTTAATAATTTTCGATGGGGTAATGGACTCTCGTTTTCTTCTGGATGAAAGCCGTGCCATATGTTATGCAGATGTCCGTGGACTGCCAGATTACACCCCGGCGGCAGAAAATCTGATGGTTTGTGGGACAACCAAACTCCCCGATAGATCATACCGTCGCAGCAGAAATCCCACCCGTTGTTCATCCACCAACTCGCAGAATGACCCTCATCGTGGTTCCCCCGTATGAGAATCTTCCTACCGGGGATATCTGCCAACATATCTTTGACGGGTTTCTTATTCCCTATAGCAACATCCCCTAGACAGATAGTCGTATCTTGCGGACGGAGTAACCGCCTCCAGTTTTTTAGGATTAGCTCTGTGAAGTTCTCCGGTCGTTGGCAGTATGTAATAATGTTTGAATGGTTAAAGGTGCAGATCAGAAATCAAGAATGTCGTATCTGGTTTCACTCCGGGTCTCCTTTCCATTAATGGAATTTAAATTTCTTCTATCTTACAAGAATGATGGCGGCGACTGTAGGAATTTACCAATTCCCATTTGTTATCTTTTAGCTCATACTTATCGACATTGTTGGTCCCACTTCGACCGGACGGACTATTTAGATAATCTAAGGCTTCGATAGAACTAGTGGTTAGGTTTGGAGACCCGTAACCTTCGTACTCATACGCATCGTACATAACAAATAGAATCACAGTCTATTCACACTCCCTCCCAGTCTTTCTATCCACCTCTTGAGATTCCCTAACGGCTGTTTTAAAAACCGTCGGAGAATAGGGGCGGCTTCTACTATTATACCATCTAACTCTACCACTCCACAAGTGAAGTTTGGTCCTCGGATATAGTACCAGTTAGCCCTTGGTTCCCACATTGGTCTGTTCATAGATTGCTTCGCCATCTTTTATTGTTAATTATCTTAGAGATGGCCTCTCGCTTGACTCCGTACATGCTCGCCAATTCTCTTTGTAATACACCGCCTTTTGCGTAAAGACTACGGATATCGTCCGCTATTTTTTGGCTCAAGCTCCCTCTTCCGTGCCTGGAATTATGCTCGGCCCTAGTTAGAGGTTCCATATGATCGGGATTAACACACCCAGAGTTTTCACACTTATGGTGAATTTCAGCACCATCCGGTATTTTACCTTTTGACCGTTCGTAATAAACTCTGTGAGCTTTTTGAACAGCACCATCAATGTTTAGTGATGCGTATCCGGTTCGGCTATCTCGGCATCGTTGCCAATTCCAGCATTCGGTATTGGTGTCTACTATATATTCCACAGAATAAGGATACTTATGGTGTCCGGATATATACTTTCTAGGTTCACCTTTTACAAATCCATATCTGGAATCCGTCTGAACGGCCAGAGATGTGGCTCGTCCACAACCGCACATACACAAACCGCCGTTCTCATTATACATCTAATACTATCGGTTCGTTTCTAATTTTATAGTCTTCCCCGCAAGAGCTAGCGTTTATAAAAGTCGTTCCATTGAAGTCTTTTATTCCAGCATCTCCGTGCACGTGGCCAAAGCAGTGAATTTTTGGACGGACTTGTAAGGCTCTAGTTAATAGATCGTCACAACCAACATGTTCGTATCTACCGTAGGGCCGATCTAAAATTCCTCGCGGGCCTCCGTGTGTCATCAGAACATCTATCCCCTCCGGAATCAAATCCCATTTAGATTTGATCGGTTCGCCTCTATCTAACATGAAGGCCCACTGTCCGAATGAAGGCGTCCAAGGAGAGCCGTAGATACGAAGACCTTCTAAAGTGATTTCAGAATCGGTTAGATGATGAAACCCTAGCCCGTTACTGGTGGCGACATACCGTCCCGTTTTCCATCCTGCATAGTAGTCTCGTTCATAATTGAAATCATGATTGCCGCTTATTAGTACGCGATGGAGGTGAGGCCGGGAGGAAAACCATTCGTGAAAATCAGATTCCTCTTTTCTCCATCCGGAGTTCGTGGAATCTCCACAGTGTAAAAGAATATCCCCGTCTGGCAGAGCAATCTCCCTATGACGGTTATGGGTATCGGAAATTATTACCAATCGAGGCATTTATTTATTCACCACCAAACAAGGTAGGGTAACATAAACCCCATCTGAATAGACAAGTGTTACTTCTGTGTCTGTTTTACAGGCTATCCGTAATTGTTCTAAGTCGGAACGCAGCATCCATACCTGAATAAAGACGGCGTCTGTCGACTTCTTAGGTGGGGTCTTTGAGGGAACAGAGAATCCTGTCGTCAGTAGAAACAGTATTAAAAGTAATCGCTTCACAGTCTCTCCTCTATTAATTCTTTTTCTGCTAGTTGTGCTAGCCTGTGTTGAACAGACGCCTGTGCGTCCTCGTTTGCTCTCTTTAAGAACTCTTCTTGTTTGATCTCTTTCTCTTTCGATTCCCTATTGGCTAAAATGATAGTCTTACCTCCACCTTCTGTGAAATCCCTGGTGGCGTATTTAAGAGAGAATTCATCCCTGGTGGTGATGAAATCTTTATACGCTTTTTCTATCTCTAAAAAAGAGAATTCGGTTAACAGAAGATTCAGAATCTCTCTTTTCTTTCCAGTGAAAGGCTCTCCACCAATATGATAAAGAGAAGTACAGAGGGCATCCAGTCCAGGGTCTTCCCTAATCACTTCATGCTTTAAATAAGTATGAGCGACTTTTATAAAGTCTCCTACTGGATAATTAGGAGTCAGTGTTTGAGTGTTCGCCCATATTTCGAAAGCAGTAGAAACGGCGGTACCGCCGTACGTTTCTATCAATTCATCTAAACTTCTCTTGAAGTAACGCTCTGCTTCCGGCCCTCGCCCGAAAGCAGTGTAGCAGTATTCAGGAATCATTTTAAACGGATTAAGCTCTTTCGGTTTAACTGTACCGAAAATTTTACCGTTCCACCTAGTATTTCCCCCTGCTTTTCCTCTTTGAGAAAGAGATTCCCGTTTCTCTACCAGTTTACTCCAATCCTTACGGAGTCTATTTTGGTAATAGACTTCCTGATCCTCTCTATTTTCCTTAGAGAATTTCTCTAAAGGAACAGAACAGTTTTCTTCCCACATTTGCTTATCTTTACATCCAGCCAATTTCCATAACACATTGGGATCGGTCGGCAAATCAGGTCGGGTAGAGTAGGTCCAAGCATTTGTCAGAAGTCCTTTATATATGTATTTTTCCAGCCACGTCATAGTCCTAACATCTATGTCGGACTGAAACGCCTCTTCATCCCATAATTGATAGTCGGCTTTGTCCCTTTCTAAGAACGCCATACCGGAAGCCATCCATATTTAAGTTTTTCAGAAGCTATATATGTGCAAATAAACCCGACTGGATGAAGTATTGCCCCGATGGTGGCCATCAGAACAGCAAACTGACGATTATTTTCTTCTGGGAAGAAATGATTAAAATAGCCAAAACAATATCCTTGTATAAAAATCCAGCTTACAATAGCTGCCGCTAAATATATAAATAACCAAATCATAAGTTTTCTCCTGTCATATCCTCTAACCAATCATCTTCTTCCATTAATGGAATTTGTTTAAAATTATCCGGTAAAGAGATTGGTAAAACATTTACCGAATATCCCGGCCAAGAATCTTCCTCTACACATTTTTTATATACACGAAGTAACCTTCGATATTCCTGACGGCCAACCTCCAACATTTCTTTCGTTGGAAAATAGAGGGCGCTGGCGTAGGGGATATGTTTCTCCCAGGCTGCGAATACAAATGCCTCAACCGAGTATCCTAGAGCCTCTAATCCGTCTGTATACATCGCGGCCTGAACGTAATACCGATATTTGCTGACTGATCTTTGAAAGCCGTCAGGACTAGCATCCGTTGTTGATTTTAAGTCTACGATTATCACCCCAGTTGAATCTTTATCGATTGGACCGTTTGTCAACCAGTCAATTCGGCCTTTACACGGAACCCCTGTGTCTTTATCTGTCCAAAAAATAGACTGTTCAGCCTGTCCCGTTTTAAACAGTTCCGATGCGGCCGGGTGTTTTTTTACTCTATGAGTGACAGCTTTACACACTCTCCAGTCGGGAATAGACAGAACTTTTTTTCCATTAATGGAATTTTCGTAGATGTCATCCCAAAATTTGTACTTGTCGGACGCCGATTTAATCGCCGTTTTCAGTACCGGCTTGGTTCCGGAGACCGGCAGACCGAGTTCCTTTGCCGCCCGTTTATAGTCTTCGGCTAGATCGAGCGCTCCCGGATAGTCTTTTATATCTGGCTCGCAGACAAAATCTTTTTCAAACCGCTCCGGTTCTAAGATAGAAATGTGGAGGGCGTTCCCTAGCTCTCTTGCGGGCGTTACCTTCTGCGGCCCTCGAAGGGGGTTCAAATAGAATGACCAACAATGAAGCGGACTAATAGACAGGGCATCTAAAAGATGCTTTGAAGCCGCTGGAATCGATTCGTATTGTTCGAAGGGAATGGTGTAGATGCCTTCAATCATTTACTTCTATACCGTAGTTTTCTAAATATTTCCGAATTATTTTCACTGCCTCTGGTATCGGATCAAAAATAGTTCTAGACCCGTCTTCATCTTCACTTCCTGGTATCTCGTCCTGTAAATTTAAATCATGACAGATATCCTCAATTTGCCACATCCGAAGTTTTATCATTCTCCCTCCAGCGGGTCTATGGCTTCCACTATTCGCCATTCTTCGTATTCGTATTTCCGTCTCGCGGTTAGAAGTTTCTCGGCATCTATATGGCTGTCTAAAAGTGCCGCGTTGTACCATTCTTTTTGTTTTGTCGGCAATTCATCGAAGTCATAGACTTGCCATTCAGTTCGGAGATAGTTGAACAGACGAAGAAACGCTGACTGTCTTTTCAACGGAGTAGAGATATCCCATATCATGTCATCTTGTTTACGATTGCCGTAGATTAGTAGTTGCATTAGTTTCCTTTCCATTAATGGAATTCTAAATAAGACGCCATCACAGCGATATGAAAACAATAAGGCTCGACAGCGAACTCGATTACCCCTCTATTCCTCATATCAATTAAATACTTCTTTATCCAGGTTCGTTGTTTTTTATTGTACTCCCGTTTGGCCAGATCAACAGTGATCCCTGCCGTGTGGGAGGATAGATTTTCAGGAGCGGCGAAGCGGTTTGTTCTCCGCAGTTCCCGTTGCTGTTCTACTGTCCTAACGGCGGAATTAACCGTAATAGGGCGTCCAAAAAGATCATAGAAAGTGCTAGCCATATCCTGAATAAAAACTTTAGCCCACGGTCTAACGTATTGTCGGTCTTCTCGAATGTGAGCAGCCAGTTTAATTTTTTCATCATTGGGAAGCCTCACTAGTTCCCCACTCTGTTCCAATTGGTGGAGTTGATTATTATCTACTATCCTTGGCAGATTTAGGCTGTCTATTTCCTGGTTTTGTCTAATCATAGAAACAGACGAACCGGGTTTAGGGTGGGGGTGGTGGGCCATCAAGAAGAGTAAGATTAGCCACATCAGTTTCTCGCTATCGTAACTCGACCGTGTTTGTCTAAAGGCACCCCTATTTTTTTATCTACAAAAAATACTCGTCTGACAACCCCACTTGGTTTGAATTCTAAAATCGCGGTTTCTGTTAGTGCGTTTTTTGCTACAATGTGTATGCTGTTCCCATATTGCTTTATATGGAAAGTTAAATCGGCTCCCGAATCCTTTACACATGAGAGGCCGAGTTTTAGGTTGATCTTTGGTTTAACGGTTTTTGGTTTGGTCACGATACCTCTTCTAAGATAGTTTCTACGGCGACAGCAAGTTTATGCCAACCGTCTTCCCATAAAACGTTTCCGACGTGTAATCCTGATAATTTCTTAAGTCGTTTAATTAGTTTATCACGATCCGTCTCGATATCTTCGTAGCCTTTTGCCCGTTTCTCTTCCTCAGTTTTACTGAAAATCTTTGCCGCTTCATAGAAAGTGACCAAGCCTTTAGTCTTATCGACATGAGTGAGGGTGCCGCCTCTAGGACCGAACTTAGCAGTCACTCGATATCGGTTTTCTTCACATTCCATTATAAGATGGTACTCTTTATCACTCTTATAATCTTCGTAAAATAGATGTATTTCTTTGTAAACTATACTCATTTTTCTCCTCAGAACGGGATGTCGGAATCTTCAGAATTACCATCGGCTTGTGGACTGGTCTTCTCTTTATTACCGAGCAAAACTATATCACTGGCGATGACTTCTGTGCGGTATTTCTTTTCGCCAGATTGCTTGTCTTCCCAGGTGGACGTTTGAAGCCGACCTTCTACGTATAGTTTGTCGCCTTTCTTGACATATTGGCCTAAAATTTCAGCCTGTTTCTGCCATGCGACGACATTATGCCACTCTGTTCGGTCGGCCCATTCGCCGTTGTTTTCTTTATATCTTTCAGTAGTGGCAATAGTAAATTTCGCTACTGCGGTTCCGCTTTTTGTAAAAGAGACTTCCGGATTTTTCCCCAGATTCCCTAAAATTGTAACTCTGTTTACAGATTTAGACACTAAAAATCTCTCCTTCTATTCCAGCTTCGTGGGTGGACTGTTCCACCAGATCAGTTAGATCGTCTTCCAGGTTTTGAATTGCTTCTTCGACTTCGGGAGTCAACTCATCGCCTTCTATTACAATTTCAAACCTTGCTAGTACCATTGTATCCTCCTTTTAGAAATAGAAGCGGGAGTTTCCTCCCGCTGACGGGGACCGGCTCTTATGGGTGGCCGGTCTGTCCCCCATTATTGAAACAACAACACTATTATTCGATTGACAATATAGATAAAAGCAATCAACTCTACCGCTATTGCAATCTCAACTAATGCGTGTTTCATGTTTATCCTTTAATCAATTCTCCTATCGTTCCTGCCTTAAGAGCGTCTTCTAGAACGGGGATAATCTCATCAAACTGTTTCTTGGTTATCTGGGTATAGAGACAACCGGCTTTCTTTTGAAGGTATTCTTTCAACAACCGAGAGTCTTGTTTCAGCGCCTTCAGTCTGGTTCCGTAAGCCGTTTTTTCTAACGGAGTCGGAAGTGGGCTATCCGGTTTAGGTAGATCAGCGTCAGACAAAGGACAGCCGTCAGCATCAGCATTCGGAACTTGGACTGGTTTTTCCATTAATGGAATTACCGACTTAGTCGGAATTTCCGGTGTAGAGAAATCTTGTTGAGCGAGTCCGACTGGCCTATTGGGCAGACCGCCGATAAACTGGCCGCCCTGTCCGAATCGTTTTGGCTGTTCTGACGGCTTATCTTGGTTTACTAATCCATTGCCGTCGTCATCTTCTGTTGCTAGGTTTAATGCACGAGTCTCGGCGTACCGAGCTAGGTATGTAAATGCAATACCGATTGTCTGGGCATCATACCTGCTCCCACCCTCTTTCAATTTTTGGTCAGCAGGACAGCCTGAGATAGTCATCTCTATAAACCCACCTGATATGTGGGAGATAAGAGTGACGATACCGGCAGTTCTATCGTTATTTATAAATGGCGCTTGAAAAATATAAATTCCGGCTTCAGCCAATTGGTCGGCAGTGTTGCCGATAATTTCTGAGATGTCGGCGTACTTTCTATTCTTTCCTTTGGCATCTTTATAGAATGGATTTTCGGCAGACTTCTTAATTACTCCGAATTTTGGTCTAGCTTCGCACATCGCTTTCGTAACAGCGGCTAACCCTTCCGGGCTTGACGCTCTGATGGCGACTGTTGGTTGGAAGCCATCAGGGATTTGTGGTACTTTTTCTAGTTGTATTTCTGGTACTGACATCTATTCCTTTCAGATTTGATTTTTCTTTTTACTATGTTCGTTCCAGTAAAGAGTGTTTGCTTCTCTACACTTCTCACATCGACACTTAAAAACTGTGTAGGTTCTTAGGGTCCCGTGTTTGAGGTTCTTTGCTTCGTCCGCTAATCTTATGTTTCGTTTTGCCTTTTTAGCGTTAACACTATTCTGTATAGCGGTTTTACTTTTAGGTTTGCCTTTTAGAGCCTTAGAGATATTCTCTCTATGTTGTGGCGGCTTGGGCAAACGGGCATAAGCTCCTACGGCGAGTTTAGTATTAGGATGGGTTGTCTTTCCAATACACGCTAATTGCGCTTTTCTAATAGCTGCCATAGCTTTTTCGCTATGCTTATGTGCTATAGACATATTACGTCGCCATTCTAAGGAAAACTCCGGGCGTTTTATCCCTTTCCGGCTAACGGACATCTTCTTTCTACTTTCAGTAGAAAAATCAATACCCAGAACGCCTTTACCGCCATCGGTTAAGTTTACCAATCTACATCCTATATGGCGAAAGAAAGCTATCCAGAATATTTCTCGCTCATCTAACATTTCGACTGGAATATTTTCCTCTACGATATTTACATCGTACACGCTTCCCTTTTTTCTTAAGAGAATCTATCCAGTTACGTAGATGTCTATTAGTCGTAGTGGCACTAACATGCGCTAGCGGACGAACCATCCCTCTGGATGATTGCCCTATATACCTAATTTCTCCGGTATAGGGGTCAGACAATGCGTATATGAGATTGCTAATCAATTAAGAGATAGATACTCCGGATTTATTAGCTTCAATTTCAACCGTCCTAATCCGTGTACATGTCTTTCTGCTATCGGCTTAATTACTATTCCTTCTCGAATGGTTTTATTGTCTAGAACAGATTTACCGCCGATAAGGTTTTTAATAAGAGTTTCATCATAGGGTATTCTTTCTCCTAAGATTGGAACCCTATTTAGATCATTAAGTGCCCATTTGTCTAAAGGCGCTATCCACTCTTCTTTTGGAGTCAGAATGTCAAACACATAGAATTCAACTTTTCCGGGCGCACAACCGTATAGGAAGTTCTCGCCCTGACAAGGAATCAACTCCCCGTAGAGGGTAAACCCTTCGTTTTGACGGCACCACTTTTCTATCCACGAATTTTGTTCAAGTGCTTTTCTCCAGATACATCTGCTGTTTTTACTCTTCCATAGCCGCCTAGAACCGGCGTACATATGCCCATCTTGATAGACATATCGGCCTTGGCATCCATGAATCTTTTCACTAACCCAGACTTGTTCTCCAGGTTGAAAGGCGTCCGTAAAATGTTTCCAGTTTTCGATATCGTAATAAGGCTTATCGGTCTTCGGCCCTCGTTCATTACTCCCTCTAGTTGGGTCGTGGAAACCGAACAAGCCTTTAAGTCGATGCCAACCAAACCACAGCCAACCCTTCCATGATCTAGGCCAAGGTGATTTCGGGCCCCGTTCGTTCTGTCCACCAAGGTCTTCGGGTTCTGGGGGAGAATAATGAACTATTCCGAGAATATCAGATATGTCTTCGCCTTCCTGTAATCCTATCGCCCATGCATCGGTGGATTTGAACGGCATTAATAGCCCCTCGCTCCACAATTTTCGAAATCTACGGACTTTAATTACCCTGTATTTTGGCGGAACTTCCTTCATCCCATCTCGAAAAGTCCCATCTGGTAGAATTATGCTATTCCATAAGATTGAATATTCTGGTCTTGTTGGAACTATCATTTCCGGGGGAATATAATAAGCCAAATCTCCGATTTTAAAATCATCAGTCTTAGTGATAACTCGGTATCCAGTACCGGGGATTTTTATGATAGAGAGAGTGTCAGCATTTGGGTGTTTTGTGATCTCGTCTATTCGAATTACTCGAACTTTATGGTGCTCCGGTTTTTGTTCTTCCATCTCTTCTTCTAAAATCTTATATACTTTCGTGAGATACGAGAACCTCGCGGCTCCTCCTAATCCTAGCCTCAGATTGGTTAATTAATCGTATCTCCGAAAACATATAAAATAAAAATTGGAGCGGCTTTCACGTTTGCACTAGCCGCTAGGCGGGCCTTTCGAGTCTTCGCTAGGTGCGCGATCAAAACTATCCCGTCCTTCTATTCTATTAATGTAATTATAGAATAACCACCGTCTGTTCTTCAGACGAGGCTTTGAAAATGAAACGAATTGGAACATGGTTTCCGTTAGCATCTACGGTTTTAACAGTAGCGCCGACTGGGAACAAAGTTAACTTATCGATTGCTTCTTCTACAGTCATTGTTTTCTCCTTTGTTGGATAGATTAAAATCGAACACTAGGCCCGTAAATATGGTGGCCGTTTGGATGAATCGGACAACTAAGATGCGCCCCTTCTGGCGGAATTACCATCCATAGCGGTTTGTTAAGCGTACATTCTGGGCTATAATCAGGATGTCGTCTTGGCTTCGGTCTTTGACAATCTGGACAGGGTTTTCTGCCTATTACTTGTCCCCAAATTTCATCTTCATTCATCAATCTACCCATTACTTTCCTCCTACCTTTCTACAATACTCCCCGTTGAACAGATTAAAACATTTTTACGCAGTGCGGGCCATTCCTCTAACCATTGTAGAGCAGTTTTTCCGTCAGGCATATCGATTTTACTGTAGAATTCTGGTGAACTATCTCCCGCCTCGGCGCAATTAATTGCGGTTAGTTTAAATCCTACATCTTGCGCGGTTAATCCACACCGCTTTTCTTGGCTAAATAGATTAAAGAATTTCATATCATGCCTTAACTTTTTTACAATATTCCATCAATAAAGCCGTCAGGGCGGTCAAATCAACCCCCGATTCAAACGCCGTATAAACCGCCAACCCTTTTGCGAGGGACACACCTGCCTCTATCATACTACCAGATAATTGTTTTTCTGTCAAGAGCAAATATCGTAGCTGACCGGAAACCGCCGTTCTTAGCCCCTTAGCATCAGCAGCCTTCATTTTCAATAACTTAGGGAATAGATAAAACCAGTTCCCTTTTAAAGCAACGGTGGCTATTTCTCCGTACACCGGATCAGACTCAGAAGATTGAACAGCTTCCCTTGGCGACATGCCGTTCGCGTACAGCTCAACGGCGTTTATAATTGCTCGACCGGAAGTGATATCGTATTCTTCGATGAATTCCATTAATGGAATTAGCGCCCGTTCTGTATCGGTAAGGTTCCACGTCCGTTCAACTAATTCGGCTCGATCTTTTCCCTCTATTCCCTTCAAATTGAAGGACATACATCTATCTCTTAACGGCTGAAGAAGACCTGAGATTTCAGTAGTTGTAATAATAACTATGACAGGGAGATCGGTTTCCTCTAGAAAATCTAATAAGGCGGATTGAGCGGCTCCGGTTAACTTCTGACCTTCATTTAGAATATAGATTTTAAAATTTCCTTGTAACGGATGATATCGAGAATCCGAGATCAGTTTCCTAATTCTATCCACCCCAGTCTCGTCTCCGCAATTAATTTTTTCTATTTCAGGAGAGTCTGTTTGGCAAAGTTCTTTGGCTAGAATTTCAGCCAAGGTTGTCTTTCCTACCCCAGTTGGACCGGCGAAGATATAGCCATTAGCATGCTGGCCGGATGAGAGATGGTTTTTAAGGGCTTTGACAGTTTCGGGTTGCCCAATCACGTCGTCGAAGGATTGGGGACGCATTTTGAGGGCGAGATTCATTTAATAATTCGCCGCATCTTCAAAGTTAATAAATATAAGATTGCCGCAATAATATCCACAATATGCGTCATCAGAAATATACGTGATGGTGGTAGTTTTACCTTTATTTATCCCCGATTTAGCTCGTATCCAATCTCCCACTTTAAAAATTTTCATTTACCCTTCCTGATGGCGTGTTCAACACCATGTTTTTTTAGTTTGGTCATTATTTTTCCTGATGGCATCGTCGATTTCGTGCTGCTCATCTTCGACGTTACGGTTGTCTATCCACAAAGTTAACCCACCTATAACTATCCCCGCTATTCCATAACCAATACTCTTTGTTTGAAGTGCGGTGGATAGAAAGGCTCCGCAGATAACTAGTCCGATATCGACTAGACGGTGACGGGATTTAATTTTATTACTCATGTTGAAAACTTCTCTTCTCTTACCTGTATAAGCAATTTACCGAGATGGTTTTCTCCTACTCCTACCGGACATTGGCCCCAAAATGTGTCATTCCAAGTATTGCCTTCAATTAATTCGGCATCTTCTGTGTTTAAGAGGTATCTTTTTAGGTCTGGATTTTTAAATTTCTGACGGAGTAGGTTTAGCATAATATCCAGACTCTTAGTTTTCCAGTCTGGACCCTGTTTATTTCGTCCTAGTCTTTTAGCATCCCCAGGTTTATCACAGATACGAATTAACTGCCGATATTCAGGATCGGTTCTTTTCGCAGCTTGATATGCGTGTTCGACGGTTGGGTAGACTTCTCCATCTAAGATTACTGGAGCGTAGTAGAAGTTACTAAGAAATCTATATTTGCCGGTAAAGCTAGTTATTGGGTTTGTCATTTTCTATCCCTAAAGAAATATATCTTTCCCCATCTGTGGGCATTTGTTCCTACATAGAAGGCTAGTTCTCCCTCTCTCCCCCACCAGATTACAAATTTATACCCAGGGGATTTACGGACGAATTCGAATCTCATTTTACTCCTTACGATAGCTAACACATTCAAAACCTGCCGCATCGAGTGGCAATCCTGGTGCCCAATCTATTGATTGTCTCATACATTCTCGAAGTTCCTTGACTCCTAGGTGAGAAGTCTTTTTTACAACTGCCGCTATTTCGTCGTGGGCATGTAAAAAAATTGGAAAACCAATTTTATCCGCTCGTAGCACCCCCACCGATAAAATGTCGCGTGAAATAGCTTGATCTGCATTTTCGAGCAACTTCCCCCCATGAGTCGGAATCCGAGAATATGTATGCTGTTTTAAATCGTTTCCCCAATAAACTAAAGTCTTCTTAGTTTTTCCAAACCATTCTCTTTCCTCCACTGTGGGATTAAGATAATGAACACTTCGTCTTGATGGTAAAATCATCTTCAAAACATCATCTAACAGTTCAAATCGCAGAAATCTGACTTGTTGGGGTTTCCCGGTTTCCACGCATTTGATACTGGCGTTTTCCAAATCATACCATAATTGGACAATCTCGTGGTATTTTTCACGAAATAGTTCCACGGATTTATGGGCTAATTCTTTCGTCATTTCTACGCCTAAATTTTGGGCGTATCCCCAAAGCCCTGTTCGAATTTTATCCCCTGTCTCGGTTGTGATCTCGTCTCCCCCACCTAATCGGAAAATAGCGCCCAAGATCGCTGGCTTAGCATTCTGACGCATCTCTTTAACGGCGGGGTCTTTCGTTTTTAATAGTATTTCTAAATCTTCGTACTTTCTGTCATATAGTTCACAGGCGAAGGCTAGATAGGCGTCTTTGCCATCAGCGAAAACTTGAAGAAGCGGTTTACAATCAGCTAACCACGCTCCTACTCTAGTTTCGATTGCCGACTCATCACAAATGACCAGCTTTTCATCATCACCGGCTCTAAACGAGGAACGAAGACACCCGGCTAATACATCTAATGGATCAGACTTAAAACTAGATATTAGTCTATTAAAATCACCGGCTCGGATTATCTCTATTGCTTCGTCAACCCGCTTTTCTAGTTCCTTATTCGGCCTTGTTAGGTTTTGCGGTTGTACCCCATGCCCAGACCAGCGGGCAGTCCGACTTGCGCCCATGAATTTAAAGGAATATCTCAGCCGACCATCTGATCCCACCATATCCTTGATGGTGCCAAATTTCGAATCAAACGTCTTGGCTGATTGTTGGCGTATTTTTAACGCCGTCCGACACTCTCCCGTCAAACTATAATTGCCGTTAAGAGCAAGATTAACAAAAGATTTATTAAGAGTGCTAAACGGGTAACCGTTCGCTCTGGCCCAATTTAAAAGCTGGTTTCTTGAATTTGGATTATCTAATCCTGTAATATTTTTATGCTGAATAGCCAAACCATCATGGATTCTCTCAGCAAAATCGGCGGCATTATTAACCAATAACATATCGCAAGGGATGCCAAAATCATTAATTTTTTGATCGAGTTGATAGAGTTCCCATTCTTGTAGGGGAAGCGGAAATTTAGCCATTCTATTTATGATGGCGCGTTCAGCCACCACATCTTGAATGCAGTAAGAACCGAATAACTTCCAGTCTTCCGGATCACTCTCCCAATCCCTAAAAATTGCCTCTGAGATACCGAATAGAGTCTCTTCCCCGCCTTCCTTGGCAGGTAAGCAGAACTTTTTAATAAGGCGTTTGCCTTCTTCCATCTTAGCCAAATCTGGCGGCAGTCCGAGTTTTTCTCCACATTCTTCTAAGCTACCTGGAAGACTGAGATATCGGGCTTGTACCATAGCGCAGCGCCATTGATTAATCGGAACTTCTATCCCTAAAATCCATTGAGTAATAACCCGTTCAAACTGAGCATTAAAACTCCACTTATTCACCCTATCATCTAATAACCCATCCTCCAACTCTGGGGGAATTGATGAACAGAGATGGGGTTCCCACAGTTTTACTGGGCCATCATCGTAGCAGTACGCCCCCAAGATGACTTCCGTGCTATGATGCGTAGCATAAACATCCAGCCCGACTTCAGCCAAATTTTTTTCTGACCGTGATTCGTAGTCCAATAGCAACCGTTTCAATCTTCTGTTCTATCCTCTCGAATTTTCTCGCTTATCTCTATTACTCTATCTTTGATATAGTAATAAATATCCTGATCGTCATCCTTGACGGTACTGGAGTTTAGAACATAAATGCAGGCTACCATAAGGCTATTTATCGCATCGTAGTACCGCTTTTTCATAAGGCTCCTTTAAATTCCATTAATGGAACAGAGAAAATCAATCAACTCCTGCCGCTCGTTCTAAATTCGAAAGATGCTTATGGAGAGCGTCATCTTCCTCCTTTACGGCTTCTTCTAAATTAGCAAGAGCCGTTCTAGCTGCGGCGAAATATTCGTCTACTATGTTTCGTCTGTCGAAAAGCACTCTACCGGACTCTCGTATTTTATCAAATTTTTTGTTCATGGAGTTTTTCCTTTACCATCAAACAGATAGCATCGCAAACGACCATACATCTAACAGCTATCGATGGATTTTTCATACAGGCATCGTTTACCCATAACATTGGCGAATTCATTACCACGCCTTCTTATAAGAATAAGTTCTCTTCCGGGGTTGATAGAGTTTTCTCCCAGCTAGAAAATCTCTGTCTGCGTTGGATAGAAGAACCGTATCTTGGTAATTTTTCCACCATGATGGAAAGAAAGTAGTCGGATTGAATCTCGGACTCTGTTCCTCATAGCCTTTATCTATAGTACAGTTAAAACAATGAGTCCTACCGGGATAAAAACGACACTCACAGAAATCGAGTGTCCGGAGATTACGTTCTTTACTTTTTTCGAATCCTTTGGGTCTGATCATATGGTTATAACCTGAAATCTTTCCTCTTCTTCTTCAGCAGGTAGTTCCGGCCAGTAACAGATGTGAATATTACTTTGAGAGCAATATTTTTCCGCCATCTCTGTCTCCGGAGGCCGGATTTCAAACACCCCATCTGGGGTGTGTTTTAAAACTAACAAATCCGGCCCTTCTAATAATTTTCGGGCTAATTCATGGCTTGTCATTTTTATCCCCTTTTGAAAGAATCCACGCCCTAGCTATATTTGTAATAAAGTTATCCGCGATTAATAGAACAATCGAGACTAGGAGTATTGCCCAACCCGGATGTTCGCTTGCGAAATACCAAAAAGTCATCTTACCCTCTCGATTGGCTTTACTTAATCCAAGCTGTTTTGGTGGAAAGACTGCCGTCGGTTTCCACCGTTAACGCGGAAACTTTTGCCCGTAATTCCGGGCAGTCAAATACCGGCATTTCTTCCGTTTTTAAAACGAATCGGAGGTTTCTACATTCGTGCTTATTTCGAACGCCACTGACGGTCCTGTCTGACGGTTGATGAGCTTCGACCCACAAACCCCAATTTAACTTGACCGGCAGGAGTTTTTCATCTCTGGCATCGTGAAGGCTAAATTTCCAGTCAGGATGGTTTTTCTTAAAATTTGCTAAATCCCTGTTAGCCCATTCCCAACCATCAATCTTCTGTTTTTCGCTTGTCCAGTAGAAAAAAGTTCGGTTTGGTTCGACTCCCAAACTCCATGAATTTTCAATAGGCCCGTAGATTTTATTGTCGTTCGGTTTTCGGATTAAGATAATATAGCCGGGTACCGCCATCAATTCTTCAGTCGTTGACATTTCACCCTTCGATTCCATTAATGGAATTACTAATTAATTATTTTTTGGTCTTTCTGTTCACTTCTTTTGCCCACTTAATAAGTTTCTTAGTTTCTGCGGGTGAAAAGAACATGCAACCGATACGGAGAGATTTTCCCGATTTTTCTACCGTTGCGAGACATTTGCCATATTCGTCTCTAGACGATCTAATGTAGTAAGCCACTAAAAATTGACCGTTGAGACCAGCGATAAGCTCTTTCTTTGTCATTCGATACGGTCTTTTTGACCTAAATCCCTTACCGCCGTCCGTTTGCCAAATTTCCGTCATGCTGGCTCGATTTAGACGGAAGGTGAAACCACTATCCGATTTTACTGTTCTCATAAATTTTCCTCTACTATCTCTGGTTTTGGTACGTCAGAAATAGAGACAATAAACTTTGCTGACGTAATATGCTTCTTTTTTATCCCCTTGGTGGAGGACAGAACTTTCAGAGCCTTATAGACCGCCATCGGCCAAGTGCTGCCGGTTCCTTTACTGGTGAAATCGGCCTTGCCTTTAGCTTCAGGAAAGAATGCTTCTACGATTACAGATTTCATTGGGGTTCGTCCTTCATCCAATCAATCTCATCTTCTAACCATTCTACACGTTGATCCAGTGTGTCTATTTGTTTTTTTCTCTCCTCCGCTATATCTTTCCACGAGAGATAACATTGGGCGAGATTACGGATTCCGCCTAATATGTCTTCCTCTTTACACATGGAAAGATACTTCTTAAGTTCTTTACGGGCAGCTCGAAGTTGGCCTATCGGTGTTAGTTTTTTCGGAATAGATTTTTTCATGGAAAATTTTTTATCCCTTCATATTCTAATTTCTCCCAATCATCATTTTTAGAAAACGATGAATTTAACCATATGGAAAAATCTTGGATCAGAGTATCGCCACTTAGAATCGGGCGGTTTCTGTTTACCTGAGAAAGATAGTTTTTTACGATATCAGTTAGAATCTCTTCGTCGGAGTAGCATCCCCAATCTGCTTCGTTTTCAGGTGATGGTCTCATACTTCATACCCCTCTGATTTTAAAAGAGTTGTAGCAAACGGCATCGCTATTTCTACCGCTGGTTCGAGGTAAGTTTCTAGTCTATCAAAAACTTCGTCTTCTGTCAAGGGGAAAAGATTGGCTACGCCAAATCGGGTTTTCCATCTCTCCACCGCTCCCCGGCCTTCAATATCAATATAATTGCCGTCATCTGTTTTTACGAGTATATGTCCGGGGTCATACGGTAGCCGATTTCGTCCGTCACCTAGAGCGATTAACTGCCAATCTGGTTTTAATTGTTTGATGGCTAAAGCCAATGCATGGCACTGGCCGTGCCGGAACGCCATTTTAGCGGAATCGTCTATAATTCCTTGATCATTTAGGGGAACAGATAACGTTTCTTCGTGGTTTTTCCATATTTGGACCGTTGGCATTTATAGGAAATTTTCTTGTTTAATTTCCTGAATTAGTATTTCTAGGATTATCATACCCAAGCCAAGGTTTATAAAAGCGACCCAAACATGATTGTTTAAAATCATCATACCAGATGCTGCCAAGTTTACTATGATTGCGGCTTTATATAAAATTCTCATCATCTCTCCTGATTAACTATAACAAATTCCTGTGGGATACCATATCTGTTGGCGGTTTCGACCATATCACGGAAAGTCATCCATTGATTGTTGAAAGCGTAACGCAATAGAGGGGCGGGATGAACAGATGTACAGAGGATTTCCGCCCCTCTTTTTAAAAACCAATTACAAAAATCATCTTGACAGAGATAAACAGAGTCGTCTATCAATGCCGATGTTGTGAAATCGTTATAGATTGCTAGTGCCGTTGCCACTTTTGCTCCTAAGGTAAGAATCGAGATTATATCTCTTCAGCCACAGTTTCGCCGCCTCCCGGCTATCGTGAGAGACGCCTTCCATATTTTTATAAGATATCGCCACCATAATGGTTTCTTTCACATGTCCTACCCATTCCGGTCGGCCTACCACTATGTACGGCCCTTTTTCGTTAATACGATTTTGGGCTCCGATCTTAGCCTGTGTTTTGTTGAACTTATCGATTGGATTATAACTAGAGACGCCAAATCGGATGATAGACAGGCCGTTCCCCATTGGAAACTTGTCGGAAGCTACACATCCGACCGGAAAGCCTTTTCTGTTTCTCAGATAGAAATATCTCATACTCCTCCTAAAATTCCATTAATAGAACAGACTCTTGATTCACCATGTTTATCTTGGCATATCGTTTGTCCAAGTTGAAATTCACCTAAACAAAACGGACAACCTCCGTATTCATCAGAATAGGTGTACCCCGATCCTTGGTCTTCGTTACAATAGCATCGGGAATGGTGGCTATGGCCACAATCACCAGCTTCGGCATCGCAAATTTTCATCTGTCCTCCGATTCCATTAATAGAATAATTAAAATCCCGTCATCAAAGCTTCGATATTTGATTCATCCATCCGATAATTAGCGTATGCTTCGCAGATATCGGCTATTTCTTTGACATCGTAAACTGATGCCGCCCACTGAAAAGCGATAGAATTTAGAATAAGAGCCGCCGCCTCCATTTTGGTTGATGGTATTTTAGGTGGGTTTTCTAAAATATCGTAAATTATGTCGTAATCATCCTTGACAATCTGTTTATCCATATGTTATACTCTTTTCTAGGAGATTAAAATGGCTAAAAGCAAAGGCGTCAGACTCGCCGTAAAAACCATGTCTGAAATTTTATCCAACCCTAAATCTACCACCAGTCAGAAAATAGGTGCGGCTAGAGTGATAGCTTTAATTTATGGTGGTAAAAAGAAAGCCATGAAAGAGAAGAAAGAGAAAAATACCGGGGTTTCCCCTCTGTTAAACTAATCTTGAAAGAAACAGATGGTGGCTCCTTTGGGGAATGTTTCATGTCCCATCTTTACATAGTATTTAACTTCGTCAAGAGCTTTCTCTTGTGAGATTGTTGACCAATATAAAACATCATCCCCCACTCGGATTGCAACATTATGTTTTGATGTCATATAAAGAACAGGTTCTCCGTCTGGAATCTTGTCGGCCCCGCCGATAGGCGTTCCTATTTCTTCTTCGCAGTGTTTTAAAGAGTAAGTTATCTTCATTTTACTCCTGTATTAAAACGACAACCGTTCCTTTGGGTAACAGACGGTACTGTTGAATAAAGTTTTCTGGGTTTTGATCTTGTGGATTGGACCCGATTCCGGCAGGAGAATTAAACCGGAATATCCGCTCGCCTATACGAATTACAGGTCTATTAGAATCTGACTCGGCTAAAGTATATTCCGGCAGATTTTTAGCCTCTGTCCATTCCCCATAATTCCCTTTAGCGTGTTTAACAGAGATAAAGCATTTCATGAATAGCCCTCCGATTCCATTAATGGAATTATCTATGAACTTCAGTTTTATGTCCGTTTTTACAAATAATAAACTTTGGTGGATTGGTTCCGTCTACTACTTTATGGATATTAACTTCCGGATCGGCTTGACTGATAGGATTGCATTCAGAGCAGAAAACAACATATTTGATCCCTTGTTTGGTTTTAGTTCGGGTTCCGTTTTTCTTGTTCTTTCTGTTTATTCGAGGCATAAGCCCTCCATAAGAAAAGGGAAGTTCTGATCCTTCCCTTGCCCTAGCAGGACTTAGATGGCTAGAGTGAGATCACCGAGAAGAGTGATATCCGTGCGGCTGCCGAAATAGCTGGCAGGCTTCACCGTTACCTGATTGGCTCCCGCATTACCGGGGTGGCCCAGCTTTACAGCTTCACCACCAGTGGCCTTGACGTAAACGCGGCCATAGGAGGTCTGAAAGAATCCGCCGACCGGAACATCAGCGAAAGTGACGGACTTAGGAGCCGCCTTAGCGGCTGTGGTAAACTTAAAAGGCATGTTTTTCTCTTTTCATTTGAAATTCTCTCTTTTGAGAGTGAGGTTCTGATCCCTCCATAAGACAGTCTAAATTAGACTGCCCTAGCAGGAATGAAGCTCTAATAACCTGAAATAACGCCGGATTGTAACTCTAAATACCACGCACCTCCGTCATGGTCTTTTGTTTGGATATCGGCTTCCGCCTCTTCATTAAACAGAATTTTAACATATTGAAGATATCGTTCTGTTACTGTTAAATCTTCTTGTGTAGAAAGATCGAAACGATATTGATAATTAACGTAATAAGATAGGATACTTTTTCTTATCATTAATTCGATTTGTTCTCTGTTTGGCTGGCAATCATCTCTATAATCTAGAGCCAATTTAAGGCCATTTAACATCGGACGGAAAGTATTGCTAAAATCGTTGTCGCCTAAAACTATCGCTATTGTTCTTATCTGTTCCACGTTTACCCCACCCAAACCCAATTACAAACACAACTTATTGTCTCATGAAGCGTCTGTTTTGGGTACTGTCCTTCCCCAATGTTGTCCCGCCTAAAACCGGCGGCCCTATTAGGAAAGATTCCGGAATAAGTGGCACAGGAAACGTAAATAGTTTGTTCGAGGTTCATCTGTCCTCCTATTCCATTAATGGAATTTAAAACCCGCCTAGCAATTGAGTTTGACTGTTATTTTGATAAGTGCTGGCGGTAGTTTCATATTTGAATTTTGCTTCGAACTTATCCAGTTTACCTGCGACAGACCAAACGGCTTTTTCCTGTATGAGTGCCTCAATTGCCTCTGGGCAGTGCATAGAATGAACGAGATCAATTGCCGCCCTTGGCTCCATCCCACAAGCTACGACAAACAGAGAGGCTAATGCTGTTCCAGTCCGACCATGACCACCTACACAAAACATTAACATTTTGTATTTATTGGTTTTGAGATAGTTTACCAAATCTCTCCAAAATTCGCCTGGAAGATTAACCACCCCTCTATCCGGCCAGTCAAGAACAAATTCTCTATATGTCTGTCCTCCAGATTCCCATTTAGCCAATTCGGGGACAGGTAATTTGTGCTTTTTTCCTATTTCATTTCCAGTTAGATTGAGCACTATATCAAATTCGTTTAAACGGGTTTCGCAATCATACCTGCGGCCTACCCAAACACCCCACGTTTTCCCATCAATCATTTGTTTTGGTGGGTGGGAACAGTGTTTAACGTTAGACGTATAACTGGCGAAGCCGTTCGCTTTCCGGCCAGCAGGAGTTTCGTGCTTTTCAGCTAATGCCCAGGTATCGAATTTTTGTTTACAGTATATGCATTGTTGAGAACATTCTTCTTTAACCCATTTACAATAATGGAGTTCTTCTTTTTGCTCATCCTTCTTTTCAGTCTGGATCATAGAATTATCCCTTTCATGGTTGGTGGCTTCCTGCATATACCAAGTTTCAAACTTACACCCGGTACAATGCCAGATTTCATATTCATCAATGTAAACTTGATGTTTTATTTGGTCTTGATCTGGCAGAAACTCTTTAGTCTCTAGATTCCAATCTTTTTCACATTTATCACAGTAACCCAGCCAAACACCGTGCCATTCATATTCATAACTTGCAGTTTGGCATTTTGGGCAAGGAGAATAGACAGCTTCGCCTACCCCCGCTTGTTCGACATCCGACTGTTCCATCATAGATAATTCCAGTTCGTTATGGGGCCGATCACAATCTATTTCTTCGCATTGACAGATTAAATTATTCATTAGGCTCCGTTTCTTCTTCTATTTCTGGATTACAGTTTTCACAATCGGTATTCTCGCAATCATGACAGTCTGTGTTTGTACAGTTACATCCATTAGGGCAGCAATTTTCACAATCATGGTCATTACAGTCACAGCAGTTTGGGCACATCCAATCGGTATCGTGACAAGATATGCAGTTACAGTCGCAACCGTCGGGATAGCAGATACTACAGGTGTGGTCTTCACAATCGCATTTTGGAATAACTACCGCCGGATGGCAATCTTCGCATTCAGGATTCCCGCAACATTCATTCGTACAGCAAACTTTCACTGATGAAGAAGAGACTTGTTTCTTGTAAATCTCAGTCTTATATCGTTTCCGGTGTTCTTCTAGATACGTTTTCGGATCGAGTGGCTCGATTTTGAACTTTCTGGCTTCTACAAATCTTTTTTCTAACCCTATTCCACCGTCTTTTATAGCATCATAAAGAATTGGGGCTACGGGTAGAATAGAATGAATCGGATTATTCGCAGTATAAGTCATCTCATTTGGAGAGATAAACTTATTAAAAGTCCATCCCCCATTGTGAACAGAGTTTACCCCGTTATTCAGTGCTTCGAGAGCCGCTTGATAGTTTCCATCTACCAAAGCATTAAAAATAAGACCGGCCCAGCGGGCTAACAGAAACCATCTAGGCCCGCCGATGCTTGAATTTCGCCAATCTTCTTTATCGAAAGAATCCATCGCGGAGACATATCTTTTCCTGGTTATACCGAAAAAAGTCCGAGGAAAATAGGTGTTGTATTCTGTTTCCCGGTCTCCGATACTCCCGGTGCCCAATATCGTGCGATCTCTTCTACGATATTCCCCTAACGTCGCCGTAACTAGAAGTCGATAACAGCACCCCATTGCCAGTCCTAACAAGAGATCGGCTTTTCCTAACCATTTAATCGTATGGTGGCACCCCGCCATCATGATATAAGCGGCATTTTCCCTTTTTACTTTAATCTTACATCCTAACATAAATCCGCGCTTCATCGCGATTATATCAGGCGTAGATTTGGAGGATAGAGGCTCTAAAATCTCTCCGATCTTAGGCTCTCTAGATACTAGAATGGGGATGTTTGACAGGTAGGCATGAACAGCATAATGGCTGGCTAAACTACCTCCTGGGTGGTAAACGACTGATCCTTCAGGGAGGGTTTTTACCTTTTTCTCCCATTCTAGTAAGTCGCCTTTAGCTTCGACAATTGAAGTAACTGTGATTTTCTTAGGGATAAAATCAATCGAATCGGGGAGTTTCGGCCCGTTTCTTAGTTGGACATATTGTGGACTATATTCCTTGTCTTCCCTGATTACTAATTTCTGTTTGATGTTGCAAAAAACACAAAGTTTATGCGTGTATTCTCTCCACAATATTTCAAGATATGGTGCCTCAGTTATCCCGGCATCTTTTAATAAATTACCCCAAATAACTATATGACTGTAGGGACTACCGATTGTAGATATTCTTATCGAATCTCTTCCGCTAGTGGCCCCGTCGTTACCTTGGCCGATAGACAACGATCCTTCTGTCCATACTCCGCTATGACTGGACTTGATAAAAGGCATAGCGATAATCTCCGCGTTTTCATCAGCCTGCCGAGTCTCTTTGACTATTTGTTGGGCTTCTTCAAGCGTGTTTACAGGCCGTGAATCAACAAATCCGTGTCTAGGAATAACAGGACAAGGACGGACGAATTTACCTATCAATTCTTGTAACTGTTTTTTGGTCTTTAACCATTCTATATCATATAATTTGTTCTCAGGAACAGGGAAATAATGTTTACTTAGGGCCGACAATCCTCTAGTTTTTTGGGTTCGATAGTCGATTGGTGTTTGTGATAACGTTTTACGATCACCAACTTTTTTACCTTTTGCGACAATCGTGTCACCACAAATATAACAGCCGCAACCAACCGTTCCGTAGATTTCAGCAGTTCCTTGAATAATCGAACTATCTCCTACGATAGCCCCTGACAAAAACGATTTATCGTTAACAGTGGTATGCTCTTCTATTTTTGAATCATGAACCAGGCTTTCCCCCCAAATAAGACAATTTGGACCCACTATAGAAGATCCACATACAACGGCATTTTTGCCCACATTAGCCGACGCATCTACCTGAGAATCTTTATACACCCAGCCACCAGGGAGGTATCCGTTTGTATTTTTATGGCGGTGCCAATCTTCAAAAACAGATCCAGGCATAAGATCAAGAATTTTCTGGGTTGGCACATCCGGTTTTGTCTCTTTCATTTCTAGAATAGCAGTATTTTCCATATTTTCTTCCTGTAGTGGAATAGAAAAAGCGGGGTCAATTGGATAAAAGATTTGATTATCTTTTGGAGTAGCGTATTCAATCTTATACGGAAAGCCTACAGTCGTCCAGTCTTTTGAGATAGGTATTGATACGTCTACTACTGGTGCAGTGTAAAACCATGATTGCGGAATTTTTTCTTTAACCAGAAAATAGGTTTTAGACAGTTTTTCAAAGTCATCTAATTTTAGAGCCAATTTTGTTCCTCGGTTGAAAATATTCCATTAATGGAATTACAGTCGTTTCTCTTTCCTGTACCAGCTTTTTTGCCATTGTTTTAAGACATTTTGAGAAATAGACAAAACCACCACCATAAGGCCTATTCCCGCTCTGGCTGTCGAATTAGTAACATCAACTAATCCGTTCCATAAATCCATTAAATGGGGTTTTGCGTGATCTCTAAACCCCCTGGTGGTTTTTAGATAGTGGAATTTGATTGAGTGGTTTATATCTCTAATCATTAAAACCCTCCATTGGGCGCTCTGCGGAGCGCCCTAGCAGGGTTTTAATATCCAGTTTTGATGAAATGTAAAACTCGAAGTTTAGTTGCCTTGAACCGCCCTTTTCCAGTCTTAGCTGCTTTATACATATTTGAGTATTTTTCAGGCCATCCATACCCCCCATTGCAAGAATGTTCTTTGAGAAAGAACAGTCTAGCGGCTTGTTGATCCGTGAGACCGAGTATTTTCTTAGCAGGATCAAATGCATCGGGAAATCCATCGTACTTATCTTCGAAGAATCCATAATCCTTCAAAAATTGAATACCTTTTTTAGTTACAAGGAGGCAGGTTCCGCCCAAACAAGAGGTGATTTTACAAGGCGGAACAGGTTGCATTTTATGATCAACTCCGGCTACTTGGTCGTCTTCGTGAAAAGCACCCCAGTGTACCATGTTAAGCCGGTCTTTCTCTTCTTCCAAATATTTCAGGATTCGGAGTAGAATTCGTTCTGTTTTCTTTGATACTGCGTTTTTTGTCATTTTGTTCTCCTAAAGAACGTTATAATTCTGTGAAAATATAACCGCCATCCATAGTAGATGGTTGTTCCCGCTACGACCGTAGCGGTACCTATTTCGGGTCAGATATAGCACATAAAACCCCCTTAAGACAATCTGTTCTCTCCTAGCCAATAATCACCGTGAGATGAACAGACTTTATATCCTAGAACAATCTTGCCATCTTGTAAATCCCGTCTCCAGGCTCTGATTTCTTCTACTTTACCGGACAGACGGGTTCCGTTAATGGAAAAAAGAACTTTTTGGCCGATATCGAACTTAAGTTTCATGAATAAGCCCCTATTTCTTTTTCTACTCTGAAAGCAACGGAAATTTTCTGTCCACATCCTGTACAAGTAAACTCCCTGCCACTATGAGTATGACCGGTGTTTACAAAATGTGAATGACACCCTTCTGAAGCGTTCTCACAACTTATGTGATAAAAATCCATAGTTGCTTTAAAATGTTAAGTTACCATAGTTTTCCTTCTCTATTCCATTAATGGAATTATTTATGAAGTTCATTACAGACAGTACAACGAAACCCGCCTGTTTTGTTAAAAGAGTTACGGGCGAAATTCATCACTCGAAGGAATTTTCCATATTTAAAATCTTGGTATGAATGGGCGCACTTACAGGGTTTAATAGCGGTCATACTCCTAGCTCCTCTGCGGTCAGTTTGGATATTTCTTTCTGTAAACTCTGACTGGTTAAAACGATTTCGCACTCCATCATTGTGATAGCTAAAACTAATACATGGGATATTTCTCGGATTGACGCCCCTTGGAGAAGATATGAATGAATTGTATTTTTTAAGGCTTTGATGGCTTCAGCTTCCAAGTTTAAAGCTAAATCCGTGTATTTATCTCTATTAAAAAGCGAAAGATTTTCTTTTTCCATAAGCACCTCATCGCGGTACATAGTTTGTATGTACCGAGTCAAGCGATTAGAATGAAACTAACTCCTTCCTGGGATGAGGTTTTTTAACAATCGGTATTTCGGTTGATAGATTTTCATCCCTACGGGTTTGTTTGGCGGCCACTGTGGCCGCGCCATCAGTGGTCAGGGTTAATAAATCGGCGTGTATGGACAGAAAAGACAGCACTTTCTGTCCATTTGTAAATAAGAATTTTACTACGTCGGCGGGGATATTGATTGCCGACCGGATATAACCCCGGATTTGGAAATCGCCATCATAGGAAACCATAAAAGTAGGTTCAGCCGATGGCTTTTTGTTTTTCCATAGAGTTGCTTCAAGCTCTTTGACATAAGTTTGAAGTTCCTCGGCGGACATTCCAGTTGTATCTTTAAACATATTTTCTCCTAAATTCCATTAATGGAATAGATTTAATCTCGGTCGTTTTCGTAAACTCTGCGGGCGTTTCTTTCTAGTGCCTTTTGCCGTTTGGGATTGTTTTCGTCGTAAGAGAAATCTTCCCTAGATTCCTCTTCATATCTTCTTAATGATTCGTTTACATTACCAAGATTAATTCTATTCTCCTAAATCCCTAATTCTTCGTTTGTTGGTGTAGGCCCAATATGATGTCCTAGATGTATTTTAGGGGATAGACGATCAGGATTAGCTTCTTCAGATTTCATCTTTCCATACCATCCTATCGTCTCAAGGCATTGTTTCAAATATTCGATACTTGAAGCAGCTATACAGGTTTCCAAAACATCGTGCATACTACCACTATCTGCCGTCCCGTCAAGTAGACAAATAAGCCCTCCTATTTGGCGCTGTTGTTTTTCTGTGGATGTTTGTAGAAATTTTTCTATATAAGATAGAATATGATTCTCTTCCATATCTACTCCTTTCTCCACACAATCGCTGTGGCGTTATCTTGTAAACCATTGTTTTCAGTTATAGTTAGTAAATCTTTAGCTATTGGCGTTCCTTCTCCTGTTAGAGAAGAGATAATTTGTTTACGTACATCATCATTTTGATGGCTAGGATCAAACAAGCCATCTGTAGCCACCAATATAATAGCCGGATTGGGGATAGAGTAAATCTCTGGCTCGCTTATAACTACGGGTTGTAATTCCCTATCTCCCAAAGCCCTACCCATTTGCAGTCCGGGACCAGAGAAATACTTAGAAGCATACCCTCCGTAGACAAAACCACCTCTATCCTCCACAGCTTTGGCTTCTTTCTGGTTTGTTCTTACATTGTGGTCTGGACTATAGTGGATATCTCCCTTATCATCAATAACAATAACAGGAGAATCGCCTATGATGGCGATATCTGCCTTGTTTTTACTCACCAATACTGTGGACAGAGTAGAACCGTCTGTAAACTCGCTTGTTTGATAAGCGAGATTTTTTAAAAAGTTGAAATTTTCCGGAAATATATTCATCAATTCGAAATAGTGATGGATATACTCTGAGCACCGGCTACCACCATGCCCATCAGCTACCATCATGATGGCAAATCCAGATATAGACTCGCAGGAGTAATATCTGTCTTCCTGATATGGCCTTGGGCCTTGAAGTGTTCCGCTGGTAATCATTGAACAGACCTTTTCATTAATGGAATTTAGATTTCTTCTAGCTGGCAAGAACGGTGACGACGACTATAAGAGTTTACCAATTCCCATTTGTTATCTTTTAGCTCGTACTTATCTACGTTGTTGGCTCCGCTTCGACCAGATGGGCTATTTAAGTAGTCTAACGCTTCGATAGAACTGTTGGTTAGATTCGGAGACCCGTATCCTTCGTATTCGTATTCATCGTACATAATAAACAGAATCACAAAATTCTCCTCATCCAAACAGATAGGTTTAATATCTGCTTGGTCAAAAGAATTTTCTATTCACCAAGTAGCCGTAGATGGGAATAGTTGAATAGAGTGACAGAACGCCTAATAGAACAGACTAAAATAAAGCCGGTCTGCTGGCCATATCAGAACAAGGGACATTTATTGATAATCTGTTCAATAAGACGTTCTAACGATGCAGAAGTGGTTAATGGAGAACAGAATAAGATCGATTTCCCGGTCGCATACAGGCGACCAGCAATATTCTGCTCTCTATTAACCACTCCCTGCCCTATTTAACGTCCATTACCAACTACCGAGTAGGTTTTTACTCTATTCTCCGATTGCTAGACATTACTCTAGATTTCATCCGGGGATGAATAGATTAAAACCCGCCACCAGAATCTTAGGCAGCTACTCTGCCTTTCCATTAATGGAATTAGTAATGAAACCAAGAATTTGTAACTTCGAGAAATACTTGTTTCTCGCGGCCAGCCTTTTTATTTTCCATCCACTCCCGGTTAGCTTCGTGATTCCGCTTACTTTTCTTTGGCCCTTTCCATCCACCGCGCTTAGGATGGCGCATTTTCATTGTTCCGTTCATTTCTACCCTCTCTTCTTCGGCCTCTCCCATTTAAGAGCGGGCTGGCCGTTGGTTAGTTTAAACTCTCCTACTCTTGTTCCACGTAGGAGTCTAGCGTCTCTTTTTCTTTGGGAAATAGTTTTAAAGATTCGTTTCATGAACAGGCTCCTATGGTAGTTCGAATACGTGAAAAACTAGACTGCCGCCATCTAAGAAATACGAACCAAGATAATCTCTGTCAGCTTCGGGTATTGGATGGCCTGTACCGAAGATTTCAAACTGTCTATCTACCTTCGGAGCTGTCGGGTCAACTTCCACCCAAAGGCAGGGAATGTTAAATTGTGCGGCGACGTGCAATATAAAGCCGTCTTTCGGGATGGCTATCGTTTGACGGCCCGTAGTTTCTAAAGGAAATTTCCAGATTGCTTTCATCGTGTTCCCCTCTCTATTCCATTAATGGAATTAAAACAAAAATAGAACGCCTATAGGGATCGGGGAATAGATTTAGGAAAAAGTGGTATGTGGCACGAAGCCTTCCACCGGGTTATCTATACGCCGACCCTTAGAGACGTTCTAGTTAGGAATAGAACGGCGATATGTGGGTAATAGGTTAGCGTATACTCTTAAGTAGTAAAGAGGCCCGGCAGGGAAGTTCTCAGTGCAAATCTGAGTGCGCTCCTAACCAATGGCTAAGGTTAGATCAAGAATGCAGATAGACGTTAGTACTAACGGAACATTGTGAAATCCTGCATCTATTACCCACATATCGCCGTTCTATTCACAGAATGATGGCGAACAGAGGAATTTTAGCCCTTGCGGAACGCACCTCTGTTCACCGGAGCTAGTAGCTCCCTAAGATTCTGGTGACTTAGCAGACCAATAAGCGGCTACCCTCAAGCTCAGACTCTTGTCTAGCTCTCCTTACGTGGATATGATATGGTCTAACAAGTCCACCCATTCCCTAACGTAACCCTTTGGGACTATGCCCGGTTATGCTTCTTTCCATAAGTACCGCGCTAACCTATTGAGTGCTGCCGACCGGACCCCGCAAGCGGGATTCGACGGCAAACGCAGTGTACCACAACCGATTTTGCCGAGAGTCCGAAAAATCGCGCAAGTGCTTTGTTTTCAGCGCGAAAAAAATTCTTGACAGGTTTCGCCGGTCAAAACCGGCGGAGGCGTAAATCGTTGAAAACACGGCACTTAAGTTTTGAAAAGTTTCGTGAAGATTCGTAAAGCACTGCGCATATAAAGGACGGCACTCGATTTAATTTTTTCCTTGACAGAAAAACGGAGACTGTGGTATAATTATTGCATGAAAATTAAAAAAGAAGTGTTTAAGATCATAAACTATGATGATTTTAAACTATCCTATTATGTTTATGCTTGGATTCGAAATAAAGACTGGTTGTACGTTGGTCTGTCTAAAAACGTCCATCAGAGAATATTCGACCATAATGTAATCGGAATAGAAGAACCTTTTCAAATAACAGACAAAATTTTATTGTTTAATTGCTCTAGTAAAGACGAAATGTGTCTATTAGAGAAGCAGTTAATTAGAGAAAATAAACCGAAATACAACAAATACGGATATATTATTAAGGAAAAAATACCTGTACATAAGCAAAAAAGTAAAGAAAAACTAATTGAAGAACCAATTATTAAAGACAATAGCGTATCATTGAAAACTATAACGAAAGAAACTGCATCAAAAGAAATTAATTATTTTGACCCTTTATGGGAGAGCAACAAAAATTTAGTAAAGGAATATTTCCACTTGCAAAAAGTATTACCATTAGTTGATTCTCAAACACATATTATAATGGATAATAAGATATCGTCCAAAATAACTAAGCCTCGTATTAAAATATCTTTGGCAGATAAACAGGCAGCCATGCGCGAAAGATATACTCGACAAAAGTCTGTCCCGATTTTTTCTATTCCTGTCTCTTTGAGCCAGAATGATCAGCCTATAATAAAACCAGCCCCCTAGATATACTAAGGGGCTGAGAAATTCCATTAATGGAATAGAGTTAGCGACACACTGGATTCTTTGGTGGCCACGGTTCGAACCGCGAGAAGTTTTTCTGTAATGGTGGTTTTTGTTGTTCTTTTAGATAATCATTAACTGTTGGCAGAGCATCACGGAAACAATGGCTATGGCGAAGAATAATACAACCATGAGCAACTATCCAACGTTTTCTGGTAATTGAAAAATAGACTCTCACTTTCATCCAATCGCCATTACGGGTTTTTACTCTATTCACTCAGCACACTCCTATTCTGATTACCAAGTTGATAAGACACGGTAATGTTGTTAGTGATCTCTTGATTAATAGACTGAAAACCACCATAGAGATGATAGAGATCTTGTGAAACGGTTTGGATACTTGTTTAAACAGTTTATCTATCATCGAACCTCCTTTGCCGCCTATAGACGGCAGAATCAGAAAATGTCAGTTATAACCGTCATGCAACGGCCTAGCTACAGCCTAGCCGTTGTATCGGTTTCGATGCTTTGGCTAGGCCATAGCCTAGCCGCTGCCTAGCTAAAAGTGTTTTGGCTAGGCCAACAAACTAACCTAACCTTAACTCTACTTACCTTCCCTTACCTTAACTTTACAGCGCCGGTTAAAAGCGGTAACGGTTTTAACTAGCGGAATCGCTGTCCTTTAAAATCGTCCGCTGCGGATTCGACCCTTTCAGGGAATGAGTCGCATTCGTGAGCTTTCCGTGCGATTTAAAGCGTTCGGCGTTCGAAATGACCTGGGCTACATACTTTTCCGAGAATCGCTCATATCGAATCGTGGCGACAAAAACTCATTTCTTCACCGAACTTCATCGAACTTTACAAACCATGATGGCGCTCTCCTGAGCTATTCCATTAATGGAATAGATTAAGACAACGCCATAAAACAGAAAAAACCCTAAGAGGCTGGTTTTCCTCTTAGGGTCGTCGCCGCTGTTCCATAAACCCTCCATAAGCCATCATAGGGAATAGAAAAACCATATGATGGCCTAGCAAGGTTTATAGGCTTATTTTTACTCCATGAAAAACTTGAACAGAATACCCTTGTTTTTCATACTCTCTTACGGCATTAGTAGCTACTTCAACATCTCTATACCAATCAACACCCTCGCAATCATTTTTACATGTAGCCACTACATAAAATTTCTCTTCCATAATCCCTCCACTCGGGGACAGAGATTAGTCTGTCCCCTGATTGATGGATTACTTATACTGACCGCAGGATATCTGAACCTCGTTCTTTGTTTCAGACGTTCCCTTGACCGTTGGGTCGGCGTTTTCATCACAAGTCACAATAAAATCTGTTTGGCTCAGTTGATGGATGTGAAAGCGACGGGAAAAACGCTTGTTCTGTGCCTCAACGTGAAGCGAGTACATCAGAAAAAACAGAACCAAACCCGCGATTGTGATTACTGCCCACGTTCCTGCTTTTTTCATATTAAAACCCTCCATAAGAGAACAGACTGGTTTTTTCTGTTCCCCTAGCAAGATTTTAGAATATACTCTTACCGTTCCATGAGTTACACGGAACTTGCTGTTTATGGAGAATGTTGAGTTCGTCTTTGCAGTCGGCGTCTGCCTTCTGCCAGTCGGCGTCTGCCTTCTGCCAGTCGGCGTCTGCCTTCTGCCAGTCGGCGTATGCCTTCTGCCAGTCGGCGTCTGCCTTCTGCCAGTCGGCGTCTGCCTTCTGCCAGTCGGCGTATGCCTTCTGCCAGTCGGCGTATGCCTTCTGCATTCCTACAGGAAGTTCGCCTTCAAACGGACGGAAATTTGTTAGCCGAATTACTCTTTCCTGTTGTGGTTTATTGTTTAAGATATATTGAATTCGTTCTTCAACAGGAAAAGCCAACGGCTCAATTTGAACTTCATGATGGCAACACCATGCAATTTTGGAACGGGTATTTGCCCATACTTCGCGGCATTCTTTTGCCGCTTGTTCTATTTGATCGTTTTGGATCATAGTAAAACCCTCCACTGGAAATTCCATTAATGGAATTCCCTAGCAAAATTTTACTTGGGATGAGCCAATTGATAGATGGCCCAACGTTTCGCTAAACCTTTGGAAATTGGCGTCTCAGATTCGGCTCTGATAATCCGAATCAATTGCTGGCGTCTCGCACGTCTTGCTTTTTTCTGTTCAGTCATAAAACCCTCCCATAGAGCTAGTCCATTAAGAGAACAGACTAGCCTAATGGCAAGATTTTAGCCAAATAGATGCTCTGGTATCCAAAGCAAAATATCATCGGCCATCATTGCTCTATAACCTCCGCATGGACAAAAAAACATGCCGCTAAATGGAACACTTCCGCAAGATTTTCCGCATTGTGGGCATGTCTTAGGGTTTTCGTTTGAATTAGGAAAACCCGCCACTATAAATTCAGGCGTAATACTTCCCTTGCCATAAGCCATCTGTTTACCTCATTTCGATTGAACTGGTTTAGTCATTCCGGCATATGGACAGGCAACGGAACAGTGATAACATGGGCAGCTATCGGGATGTTTATAGCAATTACAAACAGGCTTACGCTTTTGCTTTTCTCTGTTCATCTTACCTCCAAACCTGTGAACGGTCTTTTGGTTGTGGTTTACCACAAACGAAGCATGTTGTCTTAACCAGTCTCCGATTGCGTCTATGTTGATTCTTCCAAAGTGAGCCGCAAGGCTTACACTGGCGTTTTCCTAATCGCATGGTGGAATCGAGTTTTGTCATAAATCCTCTAATTAGGACACTCTATTCCATTAATGGAATGTCCTAAGTGCAAGATTTACCCGGTATATAGAGTATCAGCATTTTCTGTTTTACTAGTTCTTAAAAACTTTGTCATATTGGCGGAATTCAGATATACATGTGCCGTTGCTGGTTTTCCGCAAAATGTTCCGCTCTGAACAAGGGCAAAACTGTCCGGTAAAAATTTGAGAGTGACGTTGCCAACATGGTCAACGGCAAGGTGTTTATCTTCCGAATTCACCAAACCACGGTTAGCGATATCGAAAAACGGATGAGTGGATGTTGGCATTGGTTGACGTTGCATGGTGGCCAGATTCACAATGGCATACTCGTCCCGTGATCCGCCGTCCCAGTAGCTATTGATATTCTTACCATTATCAGGAAATGCAGAGAGAAAAGCATTGTGTTTCTTATAGCTTGGAAACGCCAATTGAATTACTCTCTTCACTTCCGGCGCTATCCTCAAAGTGATAGTTTGAAGCATAAAACCCTCCTGAATACCCTATTGCATTGGGTGTTTCATTGGACGTGCCCTCGTGCTGTGATGTTTTCGCATCAATTCTATGCAAGCCTCTTCAGGTGAGGAGTAAAGTTCCCTGTGGGGTGAAGTGCCGTCTTCCATATACCAACAAAATTTGCTTATATAAACCATTCGCCCCAAATAAGGGACTAAAATCTCTGTTTTGAGTAAAATCAGATTACTGGTACTATAATCATAATCTGCACTCGTATTACGAACTTCCGCTGTCGCATAGATATAGTCTTCCATAAACCCTCCACTAGGCAGATAATTCCATTAATGGACAGATTATCTGCTAGGTGCAAGGTTTATTGGGCAAACTTGCGCCGGTACTGCTCTTTCCAATCCCTGATGGCAAGTTCAGGGCGGGAACCTGAGCCACAGATACTGTCTAGATTGTTTCCAATCCAATCTGTAGTAACATAGCATTGCCATGTCTTACCGCATTGTTTCAGATTATACGTCAAACTTCTGAAAAGTTTTCGTCTGTTCTCCATAAATCCTCCACAAAATAGGGGAACGATATTCTGTTCCCCTAGTCTAGCAGGATTTACTTGCCGTTGTTCTTGCCGAACTTGGCAATGTTCGCTTCCGTGGGATGCTTCACTGCTCCTGTGGTATCGGCAACACGGAGCAGGCGCTTGTTTTCGGATGCTGGCGTGTCTTTTTCGGCCTTAAGAGCCAAAAGAGCCGAATGCTTTTTCATGAATACACTGATCGGCGCGTCATCGGCCAATGGCTTGCCAGTCAATGCTTCAATCAATCGCGGCATCTGTTCCGAGTACACGGTCAACGGGAACGTGGTATTGATCCCGTAGATACCGATTGCGCCTTTGTCTTCGCCAATGCCGAACGTGACGGCTTTGGGCTGGTTATTCTTTGCCAGTTGCGCTTCTAATTCGGCAATGCGGGCTTGCATTTTCTGTACTTCAGTCAATTGCTGATTGTTATTACTCATGTCTATTCTCCATAAATCGCTGATTTTAAAGGGATTCAGCCAACCCTGATTAGAGGCATTGAATGCCTCAAGGGAAACAGATGAAAAACTGTTTGACGCGGGACTATCCCGTTGGTCTGGATGACAGTATAGCAATTCTCTGTTCCCCCTGAGATATTCAATTCCATTAATGGAATTGAGGTTTTCTCTGTTCACTTAGCAATAGCTTACGCGGTACATACCGCGCTATCTGGCTGATAACCAGCGTAACACAAAATCTGCGAGTGTTTCCGTTGATTCCCGTTCTCTTTTCGGCCATTTCTTTATTTTCATCTAATTCCCTTTCCTTTCAGCCAGATACAGAGCGTACTCTAATTCCTCTTGTTCTCTGTTCAGCCTGTTCTTGACGGCTTGATTGCCGCTAATGTCTATCCGATATTGGAGTGAATCAATTCTGTTCACTAACTCTTGTTGGTTCATCGCTATGCACCCCGTAAGCTATTGCTTTGGTTTTGCTTGTTCTATTCACCATTGACGGCTGCTATCATTCCCGCTACGGTTCATCTCCGTTGAGTACAGAGGGGAAAGTTATAAGCGAATTCCATTCCGTCTTTGGTTTCGGGGGTTTTCTCTCCCCCTGTGTTGGTTACTATCAGCCATACTCTGAAAACTAGTCCGATTGCCGTCTATTCAGGCTGCTTTCCCGGTCATGGCTGTTAGCTCTCGGTACTTGCTCGGTGATCGTTTTCAGCGGCTTGTTCTGTTCGCCGTTCCCGCTTGCCGTTTGGAATCTGCCGCGAACGAATGCAGGTTCTCATGATCGCGTTTCAGAGTCAAGTTAAGAATTGTAAAGCACCGTAAGTCGTTGAAAACAAAGCGAAAAAACCGTGAAAAAAGTTTTGCGGCAGGGATTCGCGGCTATTTTTTAGGTTTAGTTATACTGTGTGGCATACAGTATTCGTTCGAACGTTCGTTCGGTTGTGTTTCCTGACCAAACCGCTGGTTATAACCGTCATCCCCAATCGCAATAACGGCAATCGCAAACAAAAACCGTCACTTTTAACACAGAAAACTGAAAAGCTAAGTGCTTTAGAATCAACATCCGATGCCATCTGCTCACCGTATAGCTGAACGTCATAGTAGTTGTTCTCTTTCCCTCTCTATAATCTATCCCTAGGGAGTAACATTAACTTCTAGATAGCCTAGGGGGAGGGGGAAGCCCCTTTGGGTTGGGAGGGGAGGGGTTTAGTGACCTGGCGATACCTCCTTCCTTTTCAACCACTTACAAGCCATACAATAATAATCCTTAATTTCCCACCACCTTTTTCTTTTTAGGGACTCCAAAACCATAGGTACCCTTTGGAACCCCAAAAGGGACTCCTTTTTAATAGAGGGTGCTACCTACGGAAAAATAACCTCTCCCGGCCACCAAATGTTAATTAAATAATAACATGAGCATTATAACCGGCATGGCCATAGCCTAGCTACGGCCTAGCTATAGCCTAGCGTAGTAGAGATAAGGTAAGTAGAGGTAAGAGAAGTTAAGTTTAGGTAAGTACCGGCCATTAAGAAAAAATAAAATCTTTTCTTTAAAACCGCACACCGCGCCTCTAGAATACGATATAGTATATAGAGGGACAGATAAACGTAATCTGAGCGCCCGATCAGGCTAATGTAAGTGCCTGGGCCTGCCGTGTGAACGAAAACCAGCGAAACACCTGGGGACGTGGCCGGGGTCAAACTAATATGTGATACAGCGGGTTAACCGTATCACGCATAAGGCTTTACACATATGGTATTGTCTTAGCGGCCTGCGATAGAAATAGATTTAGGGTATATAAACCGGCTCGGTACCCTACTCCTCGGAGTCCGGATTAATTTGTAAGCCCAGTCTGACCGCTTACTGAAGTCTTCTGGGTATCGCTTTCAGGAAATCGTTCCCACTGCCCGGTGGGTGATCGCAAACAGCCGGTTCTGTTAGAATGCCGCTAAGGGTGATGCGAGCCTATGCGCTTTTAATAGAACCGGAAGGGATTAGAATTTAAAGTTTTGCGGTTTAGCATCAGTCGGATAGATGTGCAGTTGGCCGTGGGTTCGACTCCCACAACCGCAATTAGTTTAACCGATGCCGGATGAGAAAGAAGTTACCCGGACGGTTTTCGATTTGCTGGCGAGTGGAACGGATTACCATCCAAGTCTCATAAACTTGGGATAACGGGTTCGACTCCCGTGCTTCAGCAACCAAAATTCCATTAATGGAAACGAAGCGAAGACCGGATCGCATCTGGTCGTGGTGGGTCGCACTCGCCGTTCCTAAAACGTAGTGGGGATCATTGATCCAGCCCCTCCCTCTAGTGAGGGCTGGTGTTACCAACAATCTACGATACGGGATTGGGCCTGAAAAACCCAATCCGCTAAACGGCATACACGCGGTATGATAGGGTATAAATTTTTAGCGGCGCTGAAAAATGAAGGCGGGGTGGCATCCCCTAGCGACTCAGAAGAGTACTAAAGCGCCCACAGCCGCTAGACGCGATTAGGAGAATAGATGGATGGTTACGAGTATCAAATACCTTCGATCAGCAGCAACTCAATAACATTGGGTACGGACGAAGGGGTTCACAAGGAGCAACTTTCTAAACCTCCGAGTGAAGTGTCTATTCGAATTCTAAATTCAATCATTTACGCAAGAGTTCCAGAGTCTAACTTTTACCGTGACGCCTTAGTAGATTAATTCCATTAATGGAAAATATGGTTAATGACCGGCAGCTAGCGTACTGGTTTGGAAAGTATAACCGGCTATACTTTGGAGAACAGTTACCCAAAACCCAAGTCTACTGGGAACCACCACCCTCTTCTTATGGGAATACTTGCCGGGTAGAGGAAACCCCCAATCAGTTTATAATCCGGCTTGACCCGGCTACAAATGGTTCATGTTAAATTATGGCCCAAACACCCCGCTCACCGTCACGGAAAATTGTTCCAGTCAGAGATGAAGAGACTGGTCGAGATGGGTGCGCTCAAGAAACTTTGGTAAGCCAACCGTTCCCTTTTGTAGAACCTTGGCGCTGTGATAACTGTCTCGAATTGATGTACAATAAAACTCCTGATGGCTATCCGGCCCCAGGCGCTCCGGTCGGATTAAACATTTCGATTGATGGAAAGAAACTGCGGGTTTGTCTTCTTTGCGCTCAGATGTTTATCTCTGTTACCCAAAGCGAGTTCTTTAGAGATGAACATAGTAAGTGGGTTAAAGAGATGGAACACCGAAAGAAACTTAGGTCTGGAAGCAATTACTTAGATAGGAAAGACTAATTCCATTAATGGAAATCTTTATATTAGGCTTTGCGTTCGGAGTGCTATGTACTGTAGTCGGTCTTGCAATTTGGTCTAGACTAGGTTACTGGGGTTCAAATTTCTGAAGTGGCTTGAAACACATAAGCACCTAGCGATGGTGCTGATTGCGGCGGTAGTTCTTCTGTTAACGTACTACAAAGCCGTAGCTCACTTCGACGGCTTAGCCCACGACAAATTTGTTCTGGCTAAAGCCCAACTGGAAACAGACGTTAAAACCGCCAAGACTCAGGCCGTTCAAACCAACACCGACCAGATTGATCTTCAGAACAAATTGAACATAGAGATCGCTGCTAGACAAAACCGGGATCAGCAGATAGCAAAATTGCTTTCTGATCTACAGACGCAGCGTCAGAAAGACAATTCTTTAACCCCATCCGACCTGTCTCTGAGATGGTCTGGTCTAATAGGGGTTCAGCCATTAGAGATAAAACCAAATCCTGATGGCTTGGTAGTTTCTATTCCCGCTAGCCACGAGACCGTGAGCCAGTTAGAAGAGATTCCGGTTCTAAGAGAAACTAATAAGCAGGATCAAACTCTGTTGATACATCAGAATGATCTGATGGGTGGGTTTCAAAAAGTCATAACCGATTTACAGAATGAGAAATCTACCTGTAAAAAAGAACTGTCTGATAAAGATATTGAGTATAAAGCTGAAATAGCTAAGGTGAAAGCCGACTCCCGTAAACACGGTTTCTGGTATGCTCTCGGTGGGTTCGTAGGCGGGGTTCTGTTGAGTAAAAGATTTTAGGAGTTTATATGTGTTTTCTTTTTGTATGCCTATCATTTATCGGTGGGGCAGTTCTGTTTAATTACCTCGGTAGCCAGTCTAAAGACGCAGCTATTAAAGCTGCCTATGAAGCCCGCGATTTTGCTTACAAAAATTTCAACGACGCTCGTGTAGAATATAAGAAATTGAAGGCGGGAGTGAGACACGATTTGGATAAGGTACTGAATGTTTTCTAAGCTGATTAAATGGGCTACCGGCAGACATACTCTGTTCGCTATCTATTTCACCATATCGGGAACTGTTCTCCAAATTTATCATAAACTGGATGGCAATTTTATAGCTCTTATAGCCGCCATTCAGGCTTTTATATTAGGCCACTCTGTTAAAGAAGATTACTTCTCTTCCAAGAACAAACTGGAGTCTGAGGACAAACCTTAGTGGATATAATCGAGCAGCTTAAACGCGATGAAGGCTTGCGTTTGGTTCCGTACCGAGATAGCGTCGGCATCTGGACGGCGGGGTACGGTCATAACCTTCAATCACATAACGGTTCCCTAAACCCAATAACTCAAGAGCAAGCTGATTCGTGGTTAGAAGACGACGCCGATGCTGCCCATGTGAGTGTTTTAAAATGGTTGCCTTGGGCTAGTAAACTTAGCGACGCCCGGTTTGGTGTTTTACAAAACATGTGTTTTAATATGGGAATAGGTAACCAGCATCATGGATTACTATCGTTTTCAACATTCTTGGGTTTAGTAAGAAATGGAAAATACGAAGAAGCGTCCCAAGATGAAATACACACCAAATGGTCTGTAGAAGTGGGAGCAAGAGCCGACCGACTGGCTAATCAAATGAGAACAGATCAGTGGACCTAATTCCATTAATGGAATGCTGGCATAAGTTTGACGCAATAAATAGAGGGTTGAGATGTCGTTTCTGTGGCCACCTATTACCTCTGGTAAGTTTTAAAGGGATGGAAAATCCGCCTGCCAAAGAGCCGGTAGCTCCCTGTAGAAAATAATTTAAGGAAAATAATATGAGTAATATGAATACTGTGTTTGGTCTGCCGAGTTTGGCTGGCCCCGTCTCTGCTACCGAGACCGCCGTTGCTGCCGTAGCGGGCGGAACTACTCGCGCACTGTTTGGATTGACTTCGGATGTTAACGGCGGATTCTTCGATGGTCGGCCTTTTAAGATTCGTGTGGTTGCTTCCGCAGTAGCAACCGGCACCAGTAACCTGACGGTGAATTTGTATTGGAATTCCGCAGCCAATACTAACCTGACTACTTTTACTGGTGACATCCTTGTTATCGGTTCTGGTGCTCAGGCACTGGCTAGTAAATCTGGTTCCATATTTATGGAAGCCACTTTGATGTGGGATTCTACTCTTCAGGCGCTCGGCGCGTTCTGGAACGAAGCTGCTGGCTTGGCTAACATCGTTACCACTCCCGCTATTATCAAAACCTCTGCTGCTGTTACTGCTACCAACCCCGTCACTTCTACTGGTGTAGCGACTCCTAACCTGCTTCAGTTCTTTGTCACTATGACCTGTAGCACCGCTGCTAACGTCACTTCTACCAAGTTGGTAGAGGCGGCAATCGACCGTATTTAGTGAATAGTACTTGGGCAAGCCGTATTCGAAGAGAGTACGGCTTGCACCCATCTGGTTATAACCAGATGTTGGTAGAACAGAATAAAGCTTGTGCTATTTGTAAAAAGCCGGTTGAACCTAATAAGAAACTGAATGTAGATCACTGCCACAAGAGTCAGAAGGTGCGGGGTCTTCTCTGTTTCAAATGTAACACAATACTAGGGCTAGCGAACGACGATCCTTCTATTCTGACGAATGCCATCAGTTATCTCAATAAACACTACGATCCGGGTTACGATGTAGCAGCGATGGCGGAAAAATATAAAGATATGGTGTTTAAGGGATAATGGCTAACTCCTATAATTCTCTTCCAATTCGAATCGATACTACTTTCGTAAGTTGGGAGGCATCGCAGACTCTTAATACCGGAACCCTGCCATCTACTCTGCAAAATCCTGGACCTATAAATGCTCAATGGGGTTTGCAAATATATCAGATGCTATGGAAAGCTCCGGGAGCTTCAGCTAGTTTTACTGTTACTGATCCCGATGATGGAACGGTTTTGTTTAATAGTATAACTCCTGCCGCCTTTGTCGGGGCCGATCCTTATTGGTTCTTTCAAGCACCTTTGCAGTGGAGAGATTTTAGCGTCACCATAAGTGCTGGTACTCTTCATATTTGGTATAGGAGTTAAAATGGCTGATGGAATTTATTTCACACCTGCTGAACAGGCTATAGTAGATTTATTGGAACAAACGCAAATAGAACTGCGCGGAATTAGGTTGGCCCTTATTCATATGGCAACACAAGATGGTAAGGCAGTTCCTGATGATTTTGATATAACTTCTCCTATTAATATATCAGAAGTTACACAACAACTTGAATAAAGGAATTTAATATGCTATTTGTAGGAACTGTAGGGCAACAGCAATTTTCTGACGGTACTCCCCAGTCCGTTCGTCTTGGTAGACAGGCAGATTTGGATGTGTCGGAACTTCATGGCCGGTTTTATGAACAGACTTTTCGCGGAAATATTTTTTCCACTGGAATGTCGATAACGTCGATTAATAATGCTACTTTTACAACGGGTACTTTGGGGGCTACTTGTACTCCTATTCTTGGTGTATGGAACCCTTCTAGCTCTGGGGTTAACCTTAGTATTTTGCAGGCTTCTTTATCGTGCGCTTTAACGGCGCTAACTGCTACTGGCGGGGCTCCTTTTGTGTGGGCAACCTCTGTGGGTAATACCGCTGTTTCCAGCGGTAACGCACCGTTTAGTCGTAAGACTCTTCAGGGTGCTGGTTCTCAGGCTAAAGCGTTCAACTGTTCTCCTGCTTTGACCGGACTTACAAATAACTTGGCAGTTCAGTTTGGATCGATTATTGCGGTGGGTCAGCCATATAATATCTCTGAGGTTGCAACCGCTGCCGGGTTCATGACTTCCGCTAGCTCTGATATCGAAAGTTTTGATGGAAGTTTTATCGTTCCTCCAGGCGGTGTAGCTGCTTTGTTGGCTACAACTACCCCAGTAGCGCATAGTGTGGCAGGATACTTACTCTGGGAAGAGAACCCCGCCTAAGTAGGAGAATAAATGCTAACATATTCAGCATACATTGCTCCTGGTGTTTTTGTAGATCGTTCTGGAAAGATCACTACTGGCGGGACTTCGCAAACAGCGATTCCCGCCAATGGTAATCGACGCAGATTGATTATTCAGAATCCAGCTACAGCAGGTAGTCAGGGTATCGGTACCGCAGAAAATCTTTTTGTAAATTTTACTCTTGGTGCGAGCGGTACAGCGGGATCAAGCATAGAACTACTTCCCGGCGGATCATATGATACAGATAGCGGTCCTTGTACAACGGAGCAAATAAATATAGTGGCTGCAACCACTAATCATCAGTATCTTGCGAAAGAGATGACGTAGTGTCTATATTTAATCCAACTGCTGCTACCGAATCTAGTGTAACCATCAGTGTGGTTCCTGTTACTGTAAACGCCAACACAACCGGCGATCAGAGTCTTTCTTCATCCACAATTACAGCCGGTCTATTAAACTCGGTTGGTAAGACACTTAGGTTGTTTGCGGCTGGTGTATACAGTACTCCGGTTGCTTCAACAGCAACCATAACCATAAAAGTTAAACTTGGGTCAGTAACTCTTTTTAGTGCAACGTCTAGCGCCAATCCTGGTACGGTAACTAACAATTCATGGAATGCAAACGTCTATGTAACGACTCAGACAGCGGGTGTTAGCGCGGTATTTGAGTGTCACGGTAATATGGTTATCGACCTAGGGGCATCTCCTGGTCTACCAGATTCAACTTTCAGTGACACTAACATTGCCGTATCTAGTGCAGTTGACTCTACCGCTTCTCAGACTATGCAAGTTACTGTTGCATTTTCTGCGGCTAGTGGGAGTAATTCTTGCACACAGCGTCAGTGGTTAATAGAAGCAGTTAATTAATATTTAAGATAGTCTGTACAAATATAAGGCCGGGTGAGTTCTATTTCAGAACCCCGGCTCAGACTTAAGGATTAAAATGGCTAAACGTGGTGAAAAGGCTATGGGCGGGAAGAAATCCGCCTCCAAGTCTAAAGGGAAGAAAAGCGGCAAACATGTTCACGAGATTGTGCTTCGTAGAGCGAAATCGGGAGAACTGTTGGCTAAACATCGGCACATGAGTAAGTCGGGTGAACCGGCTATGGAAGATGAGGAACACGTAGTCGCTCCTGGCTCATTAGACGACCATGTGGAACAGCATATGCCTATGCAGCAAGAAGAACAAGCCCCGGCTCCTGCCGGTGCCCAACCTAACCCAATGGGTGGCGGGGCAATGATGGGTGGAATGTAATTCCATTAATGGAATCGAGATAGCATGGCGCGATCAGCGGCGGGACGAATTCTAGGCTCCAAAACACGCAAGAGAACCAAAATTAAGAAAGTTATGCGGGAGTTTAAGAGAGGGTCTTTGAAATCTTCTTCCGGACAAAAGGTTACTAATCCTAAGCAGGGTATCGCTATAGCACTCTCTGAAGCTGGTCTCTCTAAGAAATAATGTCAGAACCCAATATCTTTTTATATACCGGGAAACAAATAGAAACTTCTTTCACTGACGGCATGTATCGTGCTGCGGTAGAAGGGAACAATTTTTGTAGTGGCAACCTTAAAGGGTTGATAGATGCTATCAGTTTCTTTCATTCCATCTATGTTACGACTGACCCAGTTATCGTTCCTGAGAAACCTCTTGTCCAAAAATTGGGCGAGATACTGGCGGGAAACAGTTCGCTAGAAGACAAACAAAGAGCGTTCTTCCAGATGGAATCTCTGGCGATACAGGGAAATCAGATAGCTTCCCGTACCGTGGCTGAAATCAAAACCAAGCCTGTATCGTTCGGTGCAGCTTGTGTTGTCCGTTGGGCGGGTAAAAAAGATTTAGCGGAAGTAACATCAGTAGAGATTTCATCGTTGGTGGCGGATGTAGTTCATAGGGCTGAGTTGCTCAAAGAGCTGTCCAACCGAATCAGTTTACCAAGTTTCATGGCGAGGGAATAATGTTAGGTAATGTTAATCCTTTAGCCCCGATCACGGTGGGTAGCGGCTTTATCGTGACCGTAAATTCCGCGATTGTTCTTATCAACGGAATCCCGACCACCATAGCATCGACGGTCGTTTCTCTTACCCCCGCAGCCACTAACTATGTTTATGTAAATTCTAGCGGCGTGGTGGTTGTTAATACCAGCGGATTCCCTGTTGGCGTTCTTCCTGTTTCCACCATCACCTGTAGCGCAACCAGTATTACAAGTATCGTTGATAGTCGATCTGATTTTTCTTTATCTGGCAGTACCGCAGCTACCAACGCTTCTGTTACTATTAACATTGATGGCGCGGGGTCTGTTCCTTCAACCGGAGTTCATGCTAGATTGTCTGTTCCCGTAGCCTGTACTGTTAAAGGATGGATACTGGTAGCAGACGTGGCTGGCTCCGCTGTGATTGATGTTTTAAGAAGCACTTATGCTGCATTTCCTACAACTGCCTCAATCGCTGGTACCGATAAGCCGACTTTGACCGCTGTTCAGAAAAATGAGAATCTTGGTCCTTTGACTTTGTGGGGGAGTACGGCTTTGGCTGTTGGGGATGTTTTAGAGTTCAATCTAAGCAGCGTAGCCACTTGTAAAGTTTTAAGTTTGACTTTGAACGTAAGTATACCATAATGGCGATAACGTTTGTTCAATTTAAAGATGCAGAAGATCAGGCGGCGGCTGGAACAATATCTGCTACCTTTACATCTGTTCCTGAGAGTGGAAATTGTGTCATAGTTGGGACATATGCTCAGGCTACAAACCCGGCTACAACTGTTACCGATGATATGGGAAATACGTATCACAAAGCCACTTCTCAAACTATAAATTCTGCGGATTTAGGAGTTGCGACTACAGAGATTTGGTATGCGTGGAATATTTCTGTTGCAGGAACCCATACTATAACATTTACTTCTGGTGCAGGTCATAACAGTGGAATAATTATACATGAATTTTCCGGTGTAAAAAAAGTAGCTGATCCGCTTGATGGTACTGGAGTTGGCGCTGACCAAACGACTCCTCCAGTTGATCAAACGTCTGTTACAGTAGTAGGGACGACTGACTTATTGTTTGGTTGGGGAATATCTGAATCTTTCAGAGGCTCTGTATTAAATCAAGGCGCTACTTTTACTAACGTAGTATCTGTTCTAATAGATTCTGCTACTGGTTGGGATTCGACTTCCGAATATAAAATACTATTATCTAGCGGTGTAAAAACAGTAGATTGGGATAATTCGCAAGGCGGGTTGGCGTGGATAGCTTTAGGTGCTGGATTTTTACCCGCTCCACCGGTTACAAGCACTACACAAGTAATTAAATTCGGATTTTAAATTAATAGAGGTTAAAATGGCGATTGATAATTTTATAACACCCCCTAATGGTGGATATTTACTTTTTTCTGATAACGGTAATTTTACTGTTTATAGTCTTCAGAACGGTTTTAACGTGTCTGTGGATACTGGTCGAGGTGGGCCTGATATATCTAATGTATATAGTGGTACCGATTCGGCTGCCGCGAAAAACGCAGAAGTTATCTAATGCGTACTGCCGCGAAACGTACCCTTGGTAATAAAAAGAAGATTAAGAAATCTTCTAAGAAGACCAAGATTAAACTAAAAATTAAAAGTAGCTCGCCTGAAGGCGTCGCTAACGCGGTTTCTAAACTTGCTGGTACTCTGGGGAACATAAAGACTTAATGATTGCGGACTTCAATGAACTCGTATCGATTCACGGAAGTCCGATCTCTATTCCAGATGAAGACCTTTATAGGTTTATAATCAGGGCTGATATTTGTAAGAACACCGTTAACCAGCACAAACTAGGGTTAGAGAAGTTTAAAAATCTCCCTCTAGTCTTTGAAGTTCGTAGGCGCTGCGAGCGCTCTCTTTGGTTTCTGGGAAAATATTTTCTTAGAGATACCGACGTTCACGCCGCTGGTCTTCCTGAAGATGAATTCTTTATCTGTGAACATGTTCATCGTCGTCTTTGTGATATGTTCATTGTTAAAGATAAAACCAAGTCTATCGGCGCTCAAGACCCGGATTTTAAAGATCGTCTGATTCTTTATCCACGATATACGGGTAAGTCCGCTTGGGACAGATATGACACTGTTCAGTGGATGCTGAACTTTCCTGATATACGTATTCTATATCTGACGGCGACCCAGCCTTTGGCTGAAGGGTTTGTAGCCGAAACTAAAGGCCACTTCGTAATTAACGAAGCCACCCCCAGCCTTATGAATCTTTATTTCCCTGAATATTGTTCTGAGGAAAAAGATTTAGGTGGAGCTAATCGGCTGGTCTGCCCTAATGCGGAGTGGGTTAAAAAGGGATTAGACAGAAAAGAACCTACCGTTCTTGGTGGCTCGATTGATACCAACCTATCAGGTTGCCACTTTGAAGTGATGAAGGCCGATGACGCGGTATCAGACGAAAATAGCCAAAATGAAACTCAGTGTAAAAAAGTAACCGCTGATTATAATCTGAAACACAAGATGTTATCTCCGGTTGGATACGCCGATAAAATCGGTACCCGCTATGCCGATGAAGATATGTATGGTGATGGGTTAAAGAAGAACGTTGGAACTAACATCAAACGGGAATCTGGCCCTAATTGGGACATAATCGAAAACCGAGATATTAGTTTTAAAATCCTTATTGGCCGTAGTATTGTAATCAAACAAGAAGTTCGAGAGAAGTTAGAACGGGAAAACAAGCCCGTTACTTACGGTAACGCGGGAAAAGATGGCTGCTATATTCTCTTTCCCGAACACCATCCTTATGAATGGTGCATGTTCGAATACAGTAGGGATGAGATAATCTTTGAGGGTCAGCAGAATCAAAACCCTCGTAGCCGCGTTAACCCGATGTTTGATTTACCGTTGTTAATGCGGCATACGGTTCCGTTTAACGATAAAATAGTTCCTCAGACGGGGCCGATATCTCAGTTTTGGGATTTCGCCTATAGCACTAAGAAGGGTCGTGATTACTCTACCGGCTCTTGCGTTATATGGAACAATCAAAGACAGTGCGTAGTAATCGATCTTATACGGGCTAAGTTTAAACCATTAGACTTAGCTAAAGCAGTGGTAGACTTCGCTGTTAAATATAAGCCATATATAATCGGGGTTGAAAAATCCCCTGGTTCTGATTTCCTACAGTTTGCGATAAACGCAGAAGCCATGAAGACTAAAATCCCTCAAGTGATCGATGTATGCGGGAGAATAGATTGGGTTCCGATTAGCAATCAGAGAGATGCTAAGGATAATAGAATCCGAAGTCTCCATCCGATCATAGCTAGCGACATGATGTACTTTGTCGCTAATCTGCCACACAAAGATGTTTTGTACGACGAGTTCGAGCGGTGCCTCAGTACCAATAACCATTCTACTCACGACGATATCCCTGATAATCTAAGCTATCAACCTAGATACGCTCCTGCGATGTTGGCTGCGATAATGATGCAGGAACAAGATAAATTTAGCAGGGCTGATGGTGCGTGGCAAAATGTATTCGATCCTAGTGGTGAGTTGTATGGCGAGTGGGGTTCCCATGATATGCCGTCACCGTTTAAAGGTTTGATTCTCAGACAGGATGTAGACAATCAAGGGAACATAAACCTGCGATGGGTATCGGATCAGATAGAAAATCCAATTGTTCAAGTTACGACTAATGACGAGTTTTATACAAGAGACGATAGCGGCTTAGACCCTGTTCTTGGCGCACTATAATTTAAAGGAATAAATATGGCCTTAAGTAAGAAATTTAATACTGGTCCAGAAGCCGTAGCTGGCAATGGCTCTAAGCTGAATCCGAAGAAACCCGATTATCGTTCGGCATCCGGATACTCGCCCGAAGAAGACGTTAACGCTGGTCCGCATGGTGGAAAGAAAGGTAAGGTTTCTCCTTTCCACGATCAGAACTCCGACAATTGGGCTGCTGAACATAACAAGTTGGTCGGTCAATCCGATTACCAAAAAGACCCGTATCGTGCGAAAGGTAGCGACTTCCCGGTTAAAGCCGTGGACGCCCGTACCGGACAATCTGGTTCTCACGGAATGTCGTCCGGACATAACGAGTTGGTTATGCAGGGTATTGGTCTTGAAGGCGCTCGCCATGCCGAAGACGACGGCCCCATGACTCCGGTTCCCGGAGATAGAAGTAGGGTAGTAGCGTCCTATTTTCCAATTGAAGTCAGTAAGGGTGAAGGTAGTTCTGATACCGGCGAGATTGGCATTTCCGAAATGGTCGATCTCGAATGCGGCTATATTGTTGGCGGCGATACTGGAGTGACTGACCGTGTTCCTGAATCGAAAGTAAGTGTCGGTAAACCACCTGCCCGTAATATGAAGGCTGGTATGGTTGGACAGCAACGTAAAGGTTAATAAGTTCGGGTATTGGAAGGCTCCCGGCTTTGCTGGCAAGGGATAAGGTGGTACGGCAGTACAACCTCCATTAAGCTATCTGTAGTGGACAGCGCCCGATAACTTTTTCCATTAATGGAATACTTTGAAACTGAGGAAATGTAGATGGGCTGGATGGAGGAAGTTAAAGCGAACGAGAAACACGGTCTTTTAAATTCCGTGACGGCTTTGATGCATCAGGAAAGTCGGGCTTCCGGCCAACCTGATCTAACAGTAGATCAGATTACTAAACTCCATCAATTTATTCAAGGTGATCGATCTGTTCTTTAATGTTTACTATATACTGTATAACTAATACTATCAATGGTAAGAAGTATGTTGGTCAGACATCTCGTAATATTAAACAGCGATGGTGGGAGCACCAGTCTACTGCTCGCTACGAAGATACCTTATTTTCTAGGGCGATTCGTAAATACGGTCAAGACGCCTTCGAAATAAAAGAGATAGATCGAACCGAAGACGAAGATGTAGCTTCTTATCGGGAAATGTTTTGGATAACAGTTTTAGGGACATACCGAGACTACGGTTATAATAGTGATATTGGTGGTTCGGGTTACTACCAACCTAGCGAAGAGACTCTTCGGAAACGAAGTGAATCTTTGAAAAAGGGCTATGCCGAAGGGCGCGTTACTTGGTGTACCCGTACTGATTTGGATGACAATAAGATTGCAGAGATGTATCTGAACGGTTTGAGCCAACGTGCGATAGCGGCTCAACTAAATACATCGAAAAGAACGATTGCGGTTAGGTTACATAAACTGAACGTACCGCAGCGGGATAAGATCGATCCTAACCGGGTAGGCTATATTTTTACTCCGGAGACTAGGCAGAAAATGCGAGATGCTAAACTTTCCGATCCTCTGACCGCCGAGCGGTGTCGTAAGATGACTAGAGAGCGGATAGAGAGGAGAATAGATGGCGGTTCTCGATCCCCAAGTAATAGACCCGCACCGACCGATATTAGAGTCTGAAGCTAAAGCGGCGTTGTCAGATGGGTTGTTTGAAGACGATCCAAGTTTAATATTGGTTTTAGCGGACACGTTAAAAGCCGAAGCATATGCTGGTACGAAGTCGTGGGTAAACTAAAGCTGCCCACTTTAAATTTCTCCTGATTAAGCTGAACCCTGTGACGGGAACAGACTGCAAGCAACCGTATGGTGGGCAGCAGTAGAGACTGAGCGGAGAAACTCCTAACGGAGATGCGACAGTCCGGACTAACGGGAATCAAACCGTTAGAGGTAGACAGAAATGATCTACCCTTTCCATTAATGGAATGTAACAAGTGAGCTTTCTGGCCGCAAGCCTCTGTTCTTTATCAATCCCCCTTCGAAGCTAAATACTGGGAAAACACTTTCGTACCCCGTGCTTCGATTCCTTTTTACACTCTAGCCACTGCGGTAAACAGCCTTGTTCCGAAAGTAATGCAAGGTCTGTTTTACGAGAATCCTCCTTTTCTGATTCAGAAAAGACCTAAGACTTCCGAGAAGGCTGCTCAAGCCATCGGAGCCATCATTGGGTATCAACTCGAAGATGAGGATATGGAGTTCCGTCGTGAAACAGAATTAGGCGTTCGTAATGCTATTCTATTTGGTACTGCGATTTGGAAGTGGGGATGGGAGATTTTCACTCGTGAAAAGAAAACCTATCAGCAGAAATCTGAACCCCTTAAAATCCCTAATCCTCTCAGCGGCTTGGGGCAGGACTCGATAGAGATTCACGGTGACGATGACATTGAAGAAGTCATCGAAGAAGAATATATAGATAGACCGTTTTTTAATCACATCCCTAATCTTAGGGAAGTGTTGGTGGCTCCGACTCTCAGAATCCCCGACATCCGTAAGGCGAAGTATGTTATTCACCGGATGTTTCTCAATTTCAAAGATTTAGATAAACTGCGGGATCGTCCTGGTTATAAAATACCGTCAGAAGACGAACTGATTAGTTTGTTCTTTCCCCCGAAGGAACAAGTAGAAACTCCTCTGGGAGAGATGGCAGCACGTAATCCCCTTTGGGATTTGAGGGCGCAGCCTCGTAACGAAGAAGATTCAGAAGACCCGTTTAGCAAACCATTAGAGGTTCTGGAACGGTGGGATAACGAAACTTGTATCGTCGTTCTCCAAAAGAAATTAGTTCTGTGTAATGATAAGAACCCTTATGGGAAGATTCCGTTTTTGTCTGTTAACTGGTGGGATATCCCCGAAGCATTTTATGGGATGGGTTTGGCAAAAACAATCGGGCAGGAACAACGTCTTCAACAGGGTATTACGGGTACTTGGTTAGACAACGCATCTTTAAACCTTAACGGTGTTTATGTCCGTACACTCGGTAAAGGTCAGCAGTCTCAGTCTATCCGTATAATGCCGGGTAAAGTTGTTAACGTAGAGTTAGATGCTAACGGCAAAGGCGATTTCAAACCCCTAGAACGTTTACCGGCTGTTCCCGAAGCGGCGGAACATATTGCGATGTCTCAGGCTCGTGTAGAGTTGAACAGCGGTGCTAACGAAGTTACTGCTCAGGGGATCGCAGGTAACGCCGCCCACAGTAATATGGGTCGTACTGCGGCGGGTGCTAACTTGATTGGTGCTGGTGCTGATTCTCGCCCACAGGATTTTGTAGAAAAATTTGTATCTCAGGTCTTTATTCCATTCCTCTACGAAGTGCAGGAAATGGATAGACGACTGTTACCCAAAGAAACTATTAAGTACATTCTCGACGAAGAGTTGGAACATGCTTATTTCTCTGAGGGCGGGTCTGTAACCGAACTGTTAAACGCTCGTATTAAATTCTCAGTACTGGCTGGGGCTAAGATGCAGGCGCGTAGACAAATGGCACAGGCGATGCCACTTCTCATACAATTATTGACGAACGAGCAAACTACTAAGCAATTGGGTATTCAGAAAAAGAAAGTTAACGTAGCTGCCATCCTTGAAGACTTCATCGAAGTATCAGGTTGGAAAGTTCGTAACGATTGGATTCAGGATATGACTCCTGAAGATGAAAAGCGGTATATGGCTCAGTCTCCCGCTGCCCAAGTCCAAGCTAAAGCCCAGGCTCAGGGTCAGTTACAGCAACAACAACATTCGAACAAACTAGAACTTATCGATCAGGAAAATTTGAGTCGTGCTGGTAGAGAAGTTTTAAGGCACACTATGGAGCAAGCAGAGACTCCGGAGGCAACGTTTGGTTCCCCGGCTAGCGGAGCAGGCTTTGGTGGATCATTTTAAATGAGAACTAAAACCTGCTCTCAATGTAATGTTGAGAAACCCATCAACCTTTTTCGACAAGAGAAAAGAACTAAAGACGGCTATCAAGCTAGGTGTAAAGCGTGTGAAATGAAGTACAAAAATGAGCATAAGACTTTACCTGAGAGTATAGATAAACGCCGCAAAGCTGATGCTAAACGAAAACTATCTTATTTAGATTTATACACAAGTAATCCAGACTTAATCGATAACGAAAAGTACTGCCCACGATGCGACCAGGCTAAAGAAGCGATTCACTTTAGTAAAGAACTTCGTCGTAAAGGTGGTCTTAAAGATTATTGTAAAGTCTGTGAAAGGGAGATGTGTAAAAGTAGATATGATGAATTAAAACAATTGGTGTTTCAGAAATTAGGTTGGAGTTGCTGCCGATGCGGATATCACGATGTTCGCGCACTCCAGATAGACCACGTTAACGGCGGTGGTAATAAAGAACATAAACAAGTAAAGAATAGTCTTTCTTTTTTAAAGAAAGTTCTTACTGACGATAAAGGGAGCTATCAAATTCTCTGTGCTAACTGCAACTGGGTTAAACGTCACGAAAACAAAGAAGAGCCTTTTTATACCCTAAAATTAACCGATTCCATTAATGGAATTACAACCTGCCGATAGGAGATTATGGAAAAAGCAATTGTAGGCGACGTAGTAAGACTGAACAGCGGCAGTCCTGCTTTGACGATTATCAGAGTTAATAACGGGACTGTTGATTGTATATGGCTGTGCGAAGAAAAGTTTGAACAAGGTAATTTTCCTCTGCCGTGTGTTTATAAAGATGAGTTTATAACTGAGCAGCTTAGGAACCTTCTCGCGTGATACCCTACGAACCCGTTAAACCGGACTACTCCGACATTGAAAAAGCTGTAGAGTATGTTAACGAAGCATACCGGGCCGAGTCTTCTCGGACTGGTCTATCCACAAGAGAAGTCTCTGGTGAAGAGATACAGGAAGCCGTCAGATGGGCTGATGGCCAAGAACTTCAGAACATAGTGGATACCCGTGGATACGGGATTGTTATTAGTCTCATTCACGGATATATGGACGGATATATTAGGGATTGCATCCTGACTAACCCGGCTAACAAAGACGAAGTTCTTCAGAATCAGTGTCTAGCCCACTCAGCGACACATATTTTCGAGCGGCTCGAATCAGATGTTAAATCCAGATTGGTGGCTGCCGAGTCTGTCCCCGAAGTAGTTAAGTTAGGAATAAGATTAGCAAGAGGGGTTCCGGTCGGGAGTGCTGACTAGTGGCGTTAGATAACACATCCTTGATTCCTATCGCTCTTGGTGGGATCGCCATAGGAGCCGCCGCTCTCAAAATAATTGACAAACTAGTTTCCGGCAGGAATGGAAACGGTAAAAGCAGAAAATCTGGTGAAATAGCTATTGCAGAGTGGGAGTTGTTTTTCACCAAAATGAAAGACGATATTGTAAACGAAGTTGTTAAAAGAATTAAAGACTAAAATTTCCGCTCGCAGTCGGATTACTGCATAGGAGAAATTGAATGCCCGTTGGAACGCCCGCACCACCTTCTACTGAAGTTGATCCTTTTACCGATACCCAGTTCGCTCCGTTAGATACGAGTGACGGTCCTAAACATATTGCTGCTCTTGGGCGAATTGCCGAAGAACATCCTGAGTTGCAGACCGGACTTTTACAGGAGTCTACCGAACCACAGCCTACTCCGACATCTGTTCCCCCAGTTGACGAACCGGAAGTAATCGAAGTCGAAGGCGGAACGATTACCATTAGCCACGACGCTAAAGGCTGGCACGGAGTTTTAGAACAAGAAGATGGAGGGGGGAAAGAAACCTTCCATGGTAAGACCCAAAAAGAACTGATGGCCAGTGTTCTTCAAGGGAAATTGAAAGCTACTGCTCAGATCAGAAAGCTGAACAAGAAACTTAAGTTAGGTACGCCTGTCGCTGTTCCGGAAACAGTTGTACAACCGGCAGTCTATCAATCTAAGCAACTGTCAGCCAATGATATTTTTGAAATAAAGACCGAACTAGCTAACGATCCGGATAAGGCATTCGAATCCTGGTTTCAGAAGAAGTTCGGAATGTCTGCTACCCAACTGGTGGCTACAGCCCAAGAGGCTAACAATCGTTCACGAAAAGGCGAAGAAGCCTATGAGGAATTGAGTATTGAAGGGGTTTCTAAGGAATTCTTGGAAAAACATCCTGATTACTATCCTCACGTAGATAACGGTCAGAACATTATGACTTGGCTGTGCCGAAACAAACTAGGTCGTCAAGTCACTCAGAACGACAATTTTGGTACTATCTCCGGAGAACTTCTCCGTAAGGGATTGTACACGGTAG